AGAGCCCGCGACCTCGGCCCAGTCGAAGTAGAAGCCGTCCTCGGCGAACTGCAGCGAGGACCACAGCGCGCCCTCACGGTCGTCGATCATCTCGCCGTAGATCTCCTGCTTCTCGAAGAACGTGCCCTCGAACTGCGACAGGATCTCCTTGGCCACGTTCGGTGCCAGGTTGTGGATGTTGGCGTACGTCGACACGCCGATGGCCCGGGTGTTCTCCTTCGCGATCAGAGTGCGCATGAAGTCGTTCGGCAGCGGCGTCGTCGTGGCGAGCGCGTGCGGCCGCCGGCCGATGCGCAGCGTCAGCAGCGCCTGCCGCCACGCCTCGTCGGGGTCGTCCCAGTGCGCAGGCTCGTCGCCCCAGAGGAAGCCGAAGTTGCCGCCTCGGATGCGCTGCGGCTCCTCGGCCGACATGAGCGTGGCGACGGCGCCGGACGCGAACGTGAAGCGCTTCTTGGCGGGCTCGTACTTGTACGCCTCGCCCGCCTCGATGCAGGCGTGGATCAGCCCGGATGGGCCCTCGATCATGACGTCACGAATGGCCTGGAAGGTCGGGCCGATCAGCAGCAGGTACGGGATCTTCTTCGAGATGTAGCGGGTGTACTCCGAGCCCGTGCGCGTCTTGCCGGAGCCGCGGCCGCCGCGCAACAGCCATGTCAGCCAGTCCATGCCGGGCGGCGGGTACTGGTCGCCGCGGGCATGCGGGTAGGGGAACTTCCCGTGCGGCTTGCCGTCGCACTCGCGGTCGCCGCAGAACCAGACCTTGCGGTCGCCAGAGAGTCGCGCGTTGACGCGCGAGACGATCTCATCGGCGGACTTCGGTGCGACCCGCTTGAGGTACTTCGCGATCTCGTCGGGCGAGGCATCCGGGTTGAACTGGGAGGCGTCCTCCAGCCACCGCTTCTCAGCGCTCAGCGCCATCCGGCTCACCCCGCAGGTGCTCGATCTCCCACGACCCGTATCTCGTGCCGTCTGGATCGCTCACGCCGAAGCCATTGTCGCGCGTGACGCGGGGATCGATCTCGAACGCGACCGTCACCGGGACGCCGAGGTCGTGGCAGGCCATGGCGTAGACGGCGCGGCGCACGTACGCCTGCACCGACATCCGCCGCTCGCGCGCGGCCTGCCGCACGATGCTGTAGGCCGCGAGGATGAAGTCGGTGTCCACCCGGGCGGCGCCGGCGCGCTCGTTGCGGCGCGACGCCGGGAGTGCATCGATGTCGGCGATCAGCGACGCGGCGCGCTCCTCCCGCGACAGCCCGCCGCGTCGGCTCACCCGTACACCTCGTCTTCGTCGTCGTCGCCGGCCTCAATCGCGGGAATCTCGTCCAGCTGAATCACCTCGGCGTCCACGATGTCCTCGTGTCCGCTGCGGAGCACGATCGTATTGACGATCTTCTCCAGTTCGGCCTCGCTGGGCGTGAACTCCACCTTGGTCGGAGCCTTGGCCCCGGTGAGGGTAGCGATCATCATCAGGTCGTTGGACGCCTGCTGGTGCCATTGCAGCTTCCGTTCGTTCGGGATGCGGTTCCCGTCGTCGTCGACCAGGAAGTCGGCGTGACCCATGGCGACGGACTGCCTGAACTGCTCCTCGGCGCGCGCGACGACGATCGCGCGCGTCAGGTCGAGTTCCTCCGGCGACAGCGTGGCGGCGACGGCGGCCTCGACAGCGCGCCGAGCGGCCGCTGCGTCGTCGAACTCGAGGATCTCGGCAATCTCCAGGTACGAGTGGCCCTTGACCTTGAGCTTGGCGGCCGCCTTGTTGCGGTCGGAGATGCCGCGGCGCACTTCGTCGCCCGTGAGCATCGGCTCGCGCGGCGGCAGCTGCGGGATGACGGCCGACTTCGGCTCGTCGCCCTCATCCTTCTCGCGGCGGCCACGCTTCGGCGCGTCGTCCCAGGGGTGCGTGCCCTTCTTCGGCGGATTGGGCTCCTCGAAGTCCATGTAGACCGCGTCAGTCACGTCCTGCCCGCCCTTACTGCGTCGCTCACCGCCCGTCGGACGAAGTCGGAGCGCGTCTGGGTGCCCCGAGCCTGGTCGACGGCATTGATCTCGGTCGTGGAGAAGCGCACGACGACCGTCTTGCCGCGGCTCTCGCCGCTGACAGGAGGTCTACCCGTGCTCGCCATGCGGGAAACGTATCACAGAAGTGCCCTCGCGCTCCGGCCGGTCGCGCTCGTCGGGCGGGTTGAGGGTCACGATCGGCGCCGACGGGCGCAGCAGGAGGTCGCCGTACTCCTCCAGCGCGATCTCGGCGTGGCGCAGGCGCGTGTCGTGCAGCCAGAGCAGCAGCCAGTGGCCTGGGAAGATGCGTCCCTCCCACTGCATGCCGTCGGCGTTGCGCAGGATCGTGATGTCGATGTAGTTCTCGCTGCCGCGGGTGCCGCTGATGGGCGCCTGGCGGTGGTTGTGCATCTCGATCAGCCGTGCGCCGCGCAGGGGAAGCTCGCGCTGCAGCGCCGCGACGCCGTCGATGCCGGACCTCGTGGTGCCGTCCCACTTCCAGCCGACGACCTGGAGCGTGGCGCGCTCCAGCGCCATGTCGAACATGCTCAGGTCAGACATTGATGACCTCCGTGGTGAACTCGTTCTCGTGGTTGCGCTGACGTGCGATCTCGGCGTGCTCGTACCAGCGCTCGAAGTCGCGACCCTCGGCCTGGTACTCCGAGCGGACGAAGGCGATAGGACGCTCGCAGACCTTGAGCCAGCGCGCATGGTCGCCGGTGGCGAGGTAGACGTCGCTGGCCCGCAGCCGCCGGTCGCGCGCGAACTGACGCATCTGCACCCACGACGTGAAGCAGAGGTAGACCGGCGACTGCTCAACCACGCTGTTCCCTTCGACTTATGTGATACAGAATAGCCTGCCCCAAGTTGGGGCGCTACCAGGGCAACGTCACGGGCTCGCGACGAACGTGCTCGGCGTCGAATGCGCGGCGTGCGAGATCGTGCGCCCAGTCCGGCAGGATGCCGACCTCGCCGCGGTAGCTGACCGCCGTGACGTAGTAGTCGGGCATCCGCTGGGGCGGGAACAGGCCCCGCCCCAGCGTGCACTCAGGCATCCCGCAACTCCGGCCGCAGCCAGTACGTGATCGTCGCCCGGTTCGAGTCCCATTCGACCTGGTCGTCCATCTCGGTCACGGGGAACCATGCCATGCCCGCCGGCGGCTCCGGCAGCATGTCCAGCATTGCGGTCCACTCGACCAGCAGCTTCCGGTTGAACTCGTCGATCTGCTCACGGACCAGCCTGTCGAAGGGAGTCTCCTCGATGAAGAGCGCCGAGAATCGATCGTCGACCTCCCCCGCGTAGAGCTTGTCCAGCGAGATGATCTCGTCGACCCATGCGACCGGCGCGTCAGGCCCGCGCGCGGGCAGATGGAGCGTCGTCGGCACCGTGTTATGCAGCGTGGGGCGGCCGGCGGCGCGGATCCTGCCCATGACCTGCTCGTGGTGCATGGCCCGGACGCGCTCGTGCGCGCGGCGCAGGCCGCTGTCGCAGCCGCGCTCGGAGCAGAGGTGGTGCGTGTACGTCATCGGGTCCGTCCCATCTGGCGGTCGTACCCCGCCTGCCACTCGTCGTGCGACATCCGCCACGCTGACGGATCCTCGGGCTCGGCGCGCCGCGGCGCCTGCGAGCCCATCGCGGCCAGCGTCGCACGGCCGGCGGCCGCCGTCGGGCGCACGAACACGTCACGCAGCACGGCGCCGAGGAACGCCATGAAGCTGAGGAAGATCACCGCGCCGCCTCCTCCACGGCGGCGATGAACGCCTCGGCGTCCTCGCGGAACAGCGTCACCGTCACCGGGATGGTGACCTGCACGATGTCCTCCCGGAGACGTGCCATCCGCACCTCGGCGCCTTGCAGCATGATCGGGTCACCGATGCCGGCGTCGTGCTCCTTGAGGCCGAAGACGCGCGCGAGCGTCGACCACAGCCGGTTGGACTGGTCGCGGTTCAGTTCGTCGGTGCGCTGCACCGTCATCCGCGTGCGGTTCTCCTCGATCGTCTTCTCGGCGCGCTCGAGATCGACGAAGCTGTGACGCCACGGCGCGCGCACCATATCGTCCTCGATGCTGACAGCGCGCGTCTCGATGTGGCCGATGGTTTCAGGCATGGTCCTTCTCCTCGCTCTGGCCACGGTGCGTGCCGTGGCCCTGGTTGTTCTGGTGATCCGCCAGGATCTGCAGGCGGCGCTCGCGGCGGACGGTGCGCGCGACGGCGCGCGACCAGCCGCACGGGCAGGTGATGATGCGGACGGTGGACGGTGTCATGCGCGCTCCCGGGTGATGATGTGGACTAGGTGCTCGTCGACGAGGTCGGCACCCTCCACGAGGGCGACGCTCATGCCGCGCATACGCTCCTCGAGGAACCGCCGGTCGCCGTGCAGGTATGTGATGCGGCCGCCGCTCGGGAAGCGCAGCTGCATCGTCGGCTCGACCCGGCGCTCGACGTACTCGCCGAACCCGAGTTCGTGCATGAGCCACGTGTCGTCGTCCAGCTGATCGCGGGCGACGCTCCGCAGCGGGAACAGGCACAGGGCGCTGCGGCCCATCGTGGCGAGGGTCAGGCGCTGTGGCAGCACGCTCATGCCAGCTTCTCCACGAGACGCAGCAGCCTCTTCATCTTGCGCCGCAGCTTGCGGGTGCGGCGGCGCTCCACGTTCAGCGCGCGCGTCAGTTCGTCGTTGCGCTTGTCCAGCCACTTCGCCCGGACGAGCAGTTCCTCGGGATCCAGTTCCTCCAGCTGCTTCGCCGGCGCCGTGAACTGAATGCCGCCGCGGCGCGTGGTGATCTCCCCGAACAGCGGGTAGGCGACGGCGGCTGGCGCGCGCCAGCCGCCGTCGGCGATGACCTGCAGGGGCACGTCGAGATTCTCGGCGAGCTTGCGGCGAGCCTCTTCGCGCGCGGTTTCGACGCCATCAGCCGGGCAGGTGCACTGGGCGGCGTCGATCGCCCGCCAGTAGCTGAACGTGTCATCCGGGGCGACCCAGTTACCGCGCAGGGACAGCAGACAGGGCGCGGGGTGCAGGAAGTGGTCGGGGACGGTGGTGGTATCGGTCATGAGGGGTTCCCTTCGGTGGTGGTGACAGGCATCTCGACGACGAGCCGCGACCACGGGATCTTCGGCTTCGAGGTGTCCTCGATGAAGTCGCCGTCCTCGTCCAGCACGGCCTCGCCGTTCTCGTCCTCGACCAGCGGGTACTCCTCGAAGTGCTCCCAGCGGTGCTCGGAGCGGAGGTTGCCGTCCTCGTCGGGGGCGAGGAGGTGGCCGGCGGCCTGCGCGCCGCGCATCGCCATGCCGATACCCATCTCCAGGACGCGGGCGCGGAGGTCGACGTTGTCGTAGGTGGCGCGCCCGACCGTGAAGGTCTGGCCGTAGGTGAGGATCATGCGCGGTTCCCTTCGACGTGAATCTCGATCGTGGCGGTGACGCCCACGGTGTCTTCGAGGTGGCCTCGGCTGGCTTCGATCAGGCGCTGGACCATCTCGTCGCTGATGGTGGTGTCCAGCGGCAGCACGATGGTGGCATACGGCGCATTCAGGTCGTCACTGTCGGTCAGCGGCGCCCAGATGACGGTGCGGCTGTGGACCTTGCGGTCGCTCATCGGGGTTCTCCAGTCTCGGGGTCGATCGGTCGGTTGTCGGCGGCCTCGTCCAGCAGCGCGAGGATCCGCGCCCGCTTGTCGGCGTAGGGCTCGAAGCCGGTGTTGCTCAGCACGACGGTGATGTCGGGCCCGCGGCGCATCAGCGCACCTCGCCGGTGGCGAAGTCGACGGCGTCCATGAGGTCGGGATCGGCCTGCTCGCCGCGCCAGTCCGGCTGCGGGGTCTGCCGGCGCATCGCCGTCCACTCGCTGCGGGAGCCGCGCCACCCGTACCAGGGTGACACCTGCCAGCAGCGACCGGAGATGCGGTGGATCCAGCCGTCCTCGACGAGCTTCTTCATGGCGCGGTAGACGTTCTGCCGGCTGATGCCGGTGAGGCGGCCGATGTCGGCCTGGGTGAGCAGCGCGTATGGCGCGGAGACGCGGTACTCGGCGAGGATGGTGCCGAGGATGACCTGCTCGGTCTGCGTGAAGATCCGAGGGGCCTTCACGAGCACGTAGGTGTCGACCATGACGTATGCCGGTCCTTCCTGCTCTGAGGGCTTGCGCCGCTTCGCTTGCTTCACCTCGACGACGGTGCCGTCTTCGTACGTCTTCTGGACCAGCGGCCCCTGGGTCTTGCTCATGGCCCTCCTCAGAGGCGTTTGGTGCTAGCAGAGACTACATTAGTATTCCCGCCAGACACCATGGGGCAGTCTGGGCAGACTACATGGCCGATCCGGGGTTTCCCCTACTCCCGACTGGCATCGGAGGGGTCTGGAGGAGGGTTCTTGTGTCTTATCTTCTTCTCCCATACCAGCCACCTCGTCCTGGGCATCCCGTACTTCTGTAATACAGATATCCTACGGCCCGGCGGGGAATTCTGTATCACATATATCCCAGAAAATGGCGAGCATCCGGGGGAACGGAGAGCGAGCACCACCGCGCAACGGCGCGAAACGGGCCCGGTCCCCCCTCAACAGGTAGGGCCGGGCCCGTATGCACGGTCCGTCACCGTGTCAAGCGGACACCGCCTCCCGCTTGCGGGGCGTCGCGGAACGCTTGCGTGCGGGGCGGGCGGGCGTGTCCTGCCCCTTGTCCTGCCCCTTGTCGGCATCGCCGTAGAGGCGCGTGACGGCCGCTTCGTCGGCGTCCGACTCGACGGATGCGAGCATCGATGCGAGCGCGTCGGGGTCAGCCGCGTTGACGGCCGCGAGGATTCGCGAGAGGGCGGATGCCGTGGCCGCATCCGCGAGGATCGATGCCGCGCCGCCCTTACGCGTGACGCGGTCGGCGATGACCTGGAGGAGGGTGAGCGTCCCGGCCGCGCTGAGGTCACGCTTACGGTCCGCGTCGGTGCGCCCATCGGCGGGGTCGGACTTAGGCGCGGCGGTCTTCCGGTCCGCCTCCGTTTCGGTCACGTCGGGCGTGCCGCCGACGGCGCGCGTTCCGCTCGCGGGCTTTGCGGTCAGCTCGCCGGTGCGCGCCTGGCGGAGTTCGTCGCGGACCGCCGCGACAGCCGCGTAGGCGGCATCGCCGTCGGTTGCCGCGTGCGCCATGTCAGCGGCGCGGGTGACGTCGGCCGCGCCGCCGTAGCTTGCGATGGTGTACAGCACGTGCACGATTGCGTCGGACGCGTCCCCCACGTGGGACCAGTCGCGGGTGCCGATACGCGTGGCGACCGTGTGCAGACGCGACGCGTTGCCCTTACTGGTGCCCGTGTAGTACTCGACGGCGCGGGACGACATCCCGTGTTCGATGACCAGCACGTGCACGGCGCGGACCGCTGCCGCGATGCGCGACGCCGACGGCTCGAGTCCGGCGACGGCGCGGGCGGCGCGCTCGACGGCGCGGCGCACCTTGACGTCGAGGTCGGCGGCGGGAGCGATGGTGACGATTGCCTTAGGCATTTCTTCGATCCTGTCTGCCCCGATTTGGGGCGGTTGGGTGCCGCTCCGTGTGAGCGACTAGGACAACAGTAAGTCCTAGTCGGCTACGTGTCAAGTGCGCGTCGGCGTGCCCCACATTGGGGCGGCGGGCCCGCGCTAGGTGGCAGGAATGCTACGGGCGTAGGCATCGTGATGCCGGCGCGAGGGCCGCCCCAGGTTGGGGCGCGGGCACTGGTACAACGCTTGACACAACGGCTCAACTAGTGTAGAGTTGTTTACTAGTTGAGCCGCGGAATGTCGCGGATTTCGGGGCCGGTCGCGGCCTCATCGAGTGCCCCAGATTGGGGCGGAAAGGTGCGTCATCATGGCACGCTACAGGCGGGTTGCACGGCTGAGGATCGCCCTGGCGCTATGGGCCCTGTCCGGCGGATACGGCATCGTCGGCGGCATCGCGGCGCGCCTGGCGGCAGGAGTGGATCGATGACGCGCCGACAGAGCTACGTCACCCCGGCGCGCCAGACGCGCCTACGTATCACCCCGCGTGGACTGGCGCTGGTCAATCTCGCATTGGCGCTCGCCCTCGCGGCGGCCGTGGGGTGCCTCGCCCTGGCGGCGGCAAGCCTCGCCACGGATGCGCCGCCGACGTGCGAGGGGCGGACCGTCGTCGACGCGGGACCGTGCGCGGGAGTGTCGCGATGACGCGCCGCGCCTACGACAGGACCAGGTGGGACCGGCTGCAGGCGTGCGCGCTCACCGTGGGCATCGCCCTGAGCGGCACGGTCGCCGCGGGTGTCGCCCTCCTCCTGCCTGCCGCCGTCGCGATCGGACTGTTCCGATGACCATCAACGAAGATCGCCCCAACCTGGGGCGCGCCGAGCTACCGACGTTCGTCCTGGCCCGCACGCCCAGCCGTCGACCGACGCTGCAGCACGTCTTCGTGCTCAACGAAGATGGGCGCGAGGCGTCGGCGTGCGGACTGGACCTGACCCAGTGGAGCCGCGCCTACCAGCCCGCTCCGATCCGCGCCATCCTGTGCATGAAGTGCGCTCGTATCACCCTCGATGGAGGTCTGTCATGACTCAGCAGTCCAGCGGTCCGCGCCCGCCGTTCGAGCCCGCGCCCCGCCCCCGCCCGCGTCCGCGCCAGACGGCGGCGTGACGTGGCTGTCAACGAAGATCGCCCCATGTTGGGGCACGTCATCGCCGAGAGGTTCTCGACGCTGCGCGTGGCCAACCTGGAACTGAACAGGTGGCAGCGCATGGTCGACCGCGGCATCGAGCGTCGCATCCCGCGCGAGATCCGCGAGGCAGCGCGCCTCGCGGACGAGGCGCTCGATGCCCTGATGTTCGGGGTCACCGCGCACGAACTGCAGTGGGCGCACATGCCCGACGAGTGCCCGATCTGCAAGGGGGAGGTGCAGCTGTGACCGTCAACGAACGGCCGCGCGCCGAGATCCTCGACGCGCCGCACATGCGCGACAATCGCCTGTTCATCGCCGAGACGACGGACTACCCGATCTCGGGCGACAAGATCGCCGTGTTCCTCGACGACCCCGGGCACGGGCGCGTGCGTCGCATGGAACTCGGCGACCTGCTCTGGCCGCGGGTGCGCGGTGAGTGAGGTCGAGCGCCCCAAGGTGGGGCAGACGTGGCTGCACGAGGCGAGCGGCTACTGGTATCGCTGCACCCGCGCGTGGCCGGCGATCGTCTTCCAGGGCTACGGTCGCACCCGCCGGCCGAGTGAGCGCGCCCTGGCCTCCGGCGCCTGGCGTCGGGTGCTGTGAGCACAGTCAATGAACATCATTGTCCCCTTGCGTGAGAGGCTCACTTGCTCCACGCTGTGTCCTAGTTGACACAGGGGACTGACTAGGATACTGTTTTTCCTAGTCACGACAGCCTGGCTGGCTGTCAACGAACGCCCCAATCTGGGGCAGAAGGGAACCCGCCATGCAGACCTACATCGCACGGCTCACCGACCGGGGATCGCTCAGCGAGCCCATCATCTGGCGCACCGAGTCCATCGCCGAGGCGCGCGAACTGCTCGCCAACGTCGGCAGCTGGCAGACCGCGCCCGACAGCGGCGACCAGATCCTGCTCAGCGACTCGGCGTTCGTCGACGTCTTCGACTACCCGACGCACGCCAAGGATCCCGACCTGGCCCTCGTCATCGAGGACCAAATGCCCCGCCTCACGTTCTCCATCGGAGTGCGCGGCGGCATCCGGCGGGAGGCCCACCGATGACCGTCACAATCGAGCAGGTGTCGCTCGCTCTCAACATCTACGGCGAGCCGTACGTGAACGAAGGAGACTCACCTCGCTGGGCGCTGTACGCCGACAGCGACTCGGGCGTGGTGACCGCCGCCACCCTGGCATCCGGCGATATGCCCAAGGATCACCCGCTGTATGGCGCGGAGGATGAGTGGCTGTACGGCGACGACGTCCTCGAGTTCCTGGCACGAGAGGACGTGGTGGCAGATGTCTGACTCAGGCCGCCCCAACCTGGGGCACCTCGTCGGTCGGCAGGTCCGCCTCACCGGCGAGGCGTGGGACGGTGCGACCTACCCCTCGCGGTGGAGCGTCCACACCATCGTCCGCATCGACGACAACGGCATCCCGCGCATCCATCACGAGGGCCACAACTGGCTCGTGATCCTGCCCGACACCAAGGAGTCGCCCGCCATGCGCCGAGACTGGTCGGCCGTGCTGACCGAGCCGAGCGACGCCGTCGCCCGGCTGCAGAAGTGGGCGCGCGACGTGGCGCAGCTGCTCGCCGTCGAGGGTCAGCGATGGACCGAAGAACTCGAGGCGCTGCGCGTCATCGAGAACGATCTGGACCTGGAGGCACAGCGATGATCCGCATTCTGCTGCACGCCGTGCAAGACGCCCGCCTGCTGGAGCAGGTCGCCGGCATCCTCGAGACGGCGGTCGAGGTCGACCCTGACCACTGGGACAAGGTGAAGGATCAGCCCGGCATCGTCGACCACTACGGCCACCACACCGACACGCGATCGTCGACCGTGCTGGTCAAGGAGTCCTGGTCGCCCTGGTACTACCGGCTGACCATCCGCCCCGGCGAGAACGCGGTGTACGACAACCTCGCCGCCCTCATCGCATCCACCCTCGTCGCCACCCCGGCGACGGTCTGACCGCCCCAACCTGGGGCAGAGAGAAGCACCACCATGGCCACCATGACCAACGAGCAGCGCCGCGTTCACCGTGCGCTCGGCAGCGCAGAGAAGCGCCTCATCCACCTCGTCGTGTTCGAGGCGGATCCGAAACAGATCGCCCGCACCGAGGCCACCGTGAAGCGGCTGACCTCTGCCTGGAAGGCGTGCCAGCGATGACCGACCTCGTCGGCCGCAAGGTGCGCCTGACCGGCGCTGGCTACGCCAAGTACATGTTGGCGCAGAGCGTACGCACGGTCGCCGTGGATGACTCTCGCGTCGACGGGACCGTCGGATGCCGGACGGGAGACGGCTTGCTTTGGACGTGGCTCAACGATCGCGACCACGAGTTCGCCGGTGTGCTGCTGCCCAAGCGTGTGCGCATCTGGGTCTACTCGTTCGCCGTCCCGGACTCACTCAGCGGGTTCGAGTGGGGCCCCGTCGACGACGATCCGATCGGGGCCGCACGACTGCACGCTCTCTTCGACGAAGAGGCGGCGAACCCTATCGGGTACGGCGCTCTCGTCGAGATGCACCTCGCGCTCGACGGCGCGGCGAACATGACCGACTACATCGACGGCGAACTGCAGGATGCAATCGCTCTCGGCCTGGTCGGCAAGATCATCGGGAGGTACTGATGAGCGACCTCGACCTGCGGTCCATGTTCCCGGAGTGGCTCAGCTTCACCGGCGAGGACATGAAGCTGCGCCGCAAGCGGGAGGTGACCACGCCGTTCCGCAGGTGGGAGATCCTGCCGCGCTACGGCTCGGCCGAGTCCGACCGCTGGACCATCATCGGCGCGCCGGCGCCCGGCCCGAGCAACCCGGCCCGCGACTACGAGGACGGCCAGTACCCGTCGCTCGCCGCGGCGTACGACGCCCTCAACCAGTGCCTCGCGCACGACGACGGCACCAGCGAGAAGTGAGCAAATCGCTCAACCAACCGCCCCAGGTTGGGGCAGAAAGAGCAGGGACATGAGCAAGTTCCAGAACGCATACGACGAGCAGGCGTACAGCCTGTCGCTCGACGCGACCCAGGACTCGGACGGCGACCAGGCGTCGCCGCTCGGGTGGTTCGGGTGCCTCACGCTCGACGTCGACGCCGACGGCGAAGGGATCGTCGAGCACTACGGCACCCGCCACCTACTGGTGCACGAGTCGAGCGAGGGCTTCGTCACGGTGATGCCGTTCGCTGACGGCGACCTGCGCGACCGCCGGTTCAAGGATCTGCAGCAGGCGTACGAACTGTGGGAGGCGGGCGTCGCTGACGCCGAGATCAAGCTGGCGATCGACAACTACCTGCAGGCCGCCGTGTTCACGTCGAAGATCGTGGACCCGTCCGTGCCGTGGTCCGGCGAGGCCCAGGTGCAGGCGCGGGACGAGGTCATCGAGTTCGTGACCTCCAACATCCGGGAGATCCGCCAGTTCCAGGAGGCGACCGGCCATGGCTGGGAGCAGATCGGCATCGACTTCTGCCTGACCCGCAACCACGAGAGTGCTGGCTTCTGGATGCGCGACCACGCCGGGGCCGCCGGCAAGGCGCTGACCGACGCGGCCCGGATGTGGGACGAGGTCGACGTGGAGATCGACGACAACGGAGAGCAGGTGTTCGCATGAGCAAGATCGAGTGGATCACAGCGCCGCAGATCGAGGTCGGCGGCAGCGCGCGGCCGGACTCGGTGACCGACGAGCACGGCATCCAGAACAGCGTGGCGATCATCACGCTCACGAACCGGCACAGCGGCGACGCTGTCGTCATCGAGGGTCGGCCCGAGCATCTGCTCAACCTGGCCCGCGCGCAGCTGCGCGTCGCCGAGCAGATCGTCGAGGCGACGATGCGTGACCCGCAGCTGCGATCGATGTACGGGCTGACCGCACACGTCGGAACGGTCGAGTTCATCGCCGAGGCGCGGGCTCTCGGGGCGGACGACGGGGCTGTCGCCAGGGTCATGCTCGATGAGCGAGCGCCCCAAGTTGGGGCGGTGGGGGAGGAGGACCGTGGCTGACCACCGCTTCGTCGTCACCGTCTCGGGATGCACGGCTGAGCAGGCCGAGCAGGTCATGAGCGAGCGCATCAACGTAGACGAGGACTACGGCTTCGAGTACACGATCGGCTGGGAGGGGACCGCGCCGACAGGGTATGTCGTCGGCGCACCGGACACCACGCCGAATGGCGGGGGCTACTGCGGCGAGATGGACGACAACTTCGTCTGCACCCGCGAGCCCGACGGTCACTCGCAGCACGCCGCCGGCAATGGGTACACGATCGCTCACGTGTGGGGAGAGCCCGATGCCTCGTGAGCGGGGCGGGTGGCTCACGCCGGACGCCCTCAAGACGGCCGGCATCTGCGAGCAGTGGGCGCATGAGCAGTCTGACTTCCGCAACGAGGTGAGCCTGTGCCACGACGAGCGGCAGGGTGGCTACGTGGTGCAGCACGTGCACATCCGATTCACCGACGGCGTGCGCGAGGTGCACGCCTGGCAAGTAGGCGAGCGCATCCACCTGGCACGGCGCCAGTTCCGCAAGGTTGTCCAGTCCCTCGGAGGTCGGGCATGAAGTGGGTCATCTACTGGTGCACGGTGCTCGCCATCATCCTGCTGTTCGCGCTGCATAGCAGTGAGGGCGTCGCGGACGATATGCCGCCCGCGGTGTTCGGCCTGCTCCATGGTGTCGCCGCCGTCCTGGTTGGCGTCGTCGTGCAGCAGTTCTACATCGCGATCACCAAGCGCGAGAAGGGGGATTGACACAAGGCGGTGACTAGGATAGAGTTCTTTCCTAGTCAAGAAGTGGAGCATCCGCTCCGACGAACCGCCCCAATCTGGGGCACCACGAAGGGAATCATCGTGACCATCACGGCAACCACCACCACCTCCACGCTCGCCGGCTTCATGGCCGGTCGCCACTGGATCGGCCACGCCGAAGCCGCCGAGAAGTTCGACGGCGCCGTGCCGCGGCAGGCTGCGCTCGACCTGCTCTCCTACCCGCTGGCCGAGGGCAACGTCAAGGTCGAGGTCATCACCGAGGATGGCGTGCTCGTCATCGACGACCCGAAGCGCAAGGCGATCGTCCGCGTCGACACCGGCAAGGTGTTCAACTACACGGCGCTCGGCTACAAGATCCACCAGCCTGACGAGTGGCTGCTCAAGCACATGGAACTCATCACCGACGGCGGCCTCGAGATCGGCACCGTCGCGGTGACCAAGGGCGGGGCGCTCGCCATGCTGCAGGCTGAACTGCCCGAGGCGCGCATCGCCACCGCGCCCGGCGCTGAGCCGGTGCCGCACCGCCCGCACTTCATCGCGGCCACCAGCCACGACTCGTCGATCGCCACCACCTACGGCGCGGGCACCAAGGTGCTCGTCTGCGAAAACCAGCTGGGCGTCGCGTCGTTCATGAAGGGCGGACTCATGGACGTGTTCGTCAAGATCCGCCACTCGGCCAACTCGCTGGACCGGGTGTTCGAGATCCGCCAGCGCCTCGGCCTGGTGGTCGAGGAGATCGGCGACGCGTTCGACCTGGAGTTCCGCACCCTCGTCAGCCAGCACGTCAGCGACGCCCGGTTCTACGAGATCGTGAAGGACTTCACGGGCGAGGACCGCGCGAAGGAGGGCCGGTCGAAGACCATCGCCACCAACAAGGGTGACGCGCTGCGCAACATGTGGAAGAACGACCACCGCGTGGCGCCGTGGCGCAACTCGATGTACGGCGTGCTCGCCGCGTTCAACACGGCGTCGCACCACGACGGTGCGTTCGGCCGCGACGAGGAGAAGCGGATCGAGCGCAACACGGTGCGCACGATCGAGGGCGGGTGGGACGAGTTCGACACGAACGTCCTGCGCATGGCCGGCGCGAAGCTGCTGGTCGCCTGACCTGACTCATCACGGTGGGCGGGGGATGTAGACGGGCCCCCGCCCACGACCACCGCCCCAGATTGGGGCATGAAGGGAACCGTAATGCTGTACATGAACGACTACGACGTCGAGATGGCGCGCCGCACAGCGGAGCGCGAGGGTTGGACGGTCACGCTCGATGCGATCGCCACGCTCAAGCGCCTCGTCGAGTGGGCTGACACCCACTCCGACGGCTGGGCCTACTGGCCGAAGCCCGCTCGAGCCGCGAACCAGCTGATGCAGCGCATCCGGGAGCAGGAGAACAAGCTCTACTCCAGCCGCGAGGAATACGACATGACGTACAACGACCGTGATGCCGCACTCCGTCCGATCAAGGCTTTCCTCACCCGGCAGATCACCGCTGGGAATGCGACCGAGTCCGACCGCCTGTGGATCCTCGAGGGTCTGCGCTCCGAGGATGTGGTCTGAGATGAGTCCACTCACCCGACGCGCCACCATGGCGTACCGCGCCGCCACCGCCCACCAGATCGACGCCGGTCACCGCTGGTACGTCGACGCGCACACCGTCGCCGCCAGCCAGGCTGAGACGTACGGCACGACCATCGAGGTCGCCGCCGGCGTGCTCGCCGCGACCTCACCCCGCCTGGGGTGGGGGCCAAACGTCATGATCGCCGAGCGGATGCTGGCATCCGGCGGCACGCTGGAGCGCGGCGCACTCGGCCGCTCGCTGGCCACCGCCCGTGCGATCTGCGCCGGGGGCGACCCCGACAAGATCCTCCGCGGTCCGAAGACGAACGCGTTCTACCACGCGATCATCACCGCGGGCGGGTCGCCGACGCCGGTCATCGACCGTCACGCCTGGGACATGCTGGTCGGCCAGCGCCAGGCGCCGCCCCCCAATTTGGGGCAGTACCGGCAGGCCGCTTCCGTCATGGAGCGGGCTGCCGACATCCTCGCCGTCGGCGTGCACGAGGTCCAGGCTGTGACCTGGCTGGTGCAGCGTGCGAAGTTCTGGAACGAGGGCGCGTTCGACCTGACCGCCCGCAAGCCGATGCTCGAGGGAGCGGCAACATGGTGATGTTCAGCAGCGTGGTCCGCGAGGATGTCGAGCCGGACTGCCCCTACTACCAGCGCACGGGCAACCAGAAGTGCAACCGCGGGTGCTGGCAGGAGCCGTCATGCATCACGGATGAGCCGCTCGGCGGGTGGCTCAAGCCGCAGATCAACGAGCCGAACCCGATCCTGCTCTGGCATCGGGAGACGACACGAGAGGGCTGGTCACCCATCGCCGCCCGATACACGCTCGACCACTGGCCAGCCACCATCGGTGCCCTGCCCGACCTGGGCATCATCACGTACACCCCCGAGCAGGAGGAGCATGCACGCCGCGTGCTCACTCGGCTCGCCAAGCTGGGAGCCTGACATGACAGAGACGAAGTACCCCGCCGGTCAGCGGCCGCGCATCCGACTGCAGGGTGTGACCGGCGTGCGCGAGCCCGTGCTCGTACGGATCAACAGCCGGTCGGCCTACTTCCGCAGTCGCTATGTCGTCGGCGAGATGGCGTGCAACGCGGACGAGGTCGAGATCATCCGCCACGCCGACGGCACGCCCGTCCTCGAGACGGAGCACTGGCCGCCGCTCACCCCGTACGACACGGGCCAGCGGCTGCAGCCCGAGGTCTGGGTGACGCCGGACCGGCGCCGCCCCGAGGAGCACGACCCCGATCGCTACGGTCGGGTCGACTTCAACAACGACGAGAACGCCACCGACGTCACGGTCTGGGTGGAGCGCGGCGAGAGCGGCGGAACCGTCATCAACATCGACGGGCACAGCGAGATCGAGCGCGTCGTCGTGAACGCGATGGACAACACGGTTGACCCGGTCATCGACCTCGGCAGCGACGTGCCCCAGGTTGGGGCACTGACTGCCGAGCGGCTGGTCGAACTGCTGCGCAAGCACGGCGAGGGTGGCGACTGGATAGACACGGACGCCAGCCACAGCGACGTCGTGATCGACGGTCGCTTCGACCTGTCGGCGATCGTCGCCGCGATCAACGGGGAGGACTGACGTGGGCGACATCGACTTCCCTGGCCACGTGCCGCAGCCGCAGCGCAAGCTCGTCATCGAGATCGCTCTGGGTGAAGGGATGGACACACCCGAACAGGTGCGCATGGCGGTCGACGACGCGATGTGGGTGCACGGAGGCATGGACCTGGCCGGCACCCGCGCGCGCTTCGACCTACTTCCACGCGCTCCGCACGGCGAACTCAGGAATGGATACGACCGCAAGGTCGGGGAGTGGAGGATCACCTCATGAAGACGAACACCGAGCGCCTGGCCGACGCCCTCAAGCAGGTCGACGACAGTAGCTACCAGCACATCGACGACTTCTCCCTGGTGGTCGACGGCTACTACGAACGCGAGCCGCTCGACGGCGCGATCGACACGCACCTCGTGCCGCTGGCCAGCATCAGCAAGCGGCAGGAGCCCGACGCCCTGTTCCTCCGGGAGACGTGGGCTACAGGCACTACCGGCGACGGCCGTGAGTTCGAGATCAGCCGCACCGGCGTGACCCTGATCCTCGCGATCGGCAAGTTCGGCGCGGCCGAGCGCGAGACGCACACGATCACGCTCACCGACCTGGCGCCGGCGTGGCTGCGCGCCGTGGAGGCGGACGGCGATGAGTGAGTTCAGCGAGTTCCAGGGCGTGACGCCGCGCGGCTTTGGGTACTCCGAGTTCCCCACGAAGCGGGGCTACAACGGCGGTCCACTGCAGGTGCAGGAGTCCAGCCTCGCGTACGAGCGATGCCTGTGGGTCGGACAGGACGATCACCGTGCACACCTCGAGGAGGAGCAGGTGCGCCAGCTGCGCGACCTGCTCACCGCGTGGCTCGAGGAGGGGGAGGATCGTGGCTGAGCAGACCGCCAAGATGTACGTGCCCACCTCCGAACTCAAGGCGTGCATGCGCGTGTCGGTCCGGCCGAATGAGCCGCTGCGCGAGGTGCTCGACGTCATGCTGCTGACCTCGGACGGCGTGCGGCGCGTAACGTTCTCGGACCCAGTGCCGGGCCGGACGATCTCGAAGTCGTTCGCTGCGACGGAACTGCACGAGGTGCACCTCACCCTCGACGAGGTGGTGGCAGAGCACAACAGGCTCAGCCGCGAGGAGACGGCCGCGTTCGAGCGCGGCCTTGACCTGGGCAAGCAGCGCACCAAGATGGCCGCGCTGGCTCGGTCGCTGGGGCGGCGAGTATGACCGGCCCGTACAAGATCCGGCACACCATGCAGTACAGCGAGATCGTCTACTACTCGGCGACCGGGGTTGAGGTCGAACGCGAGCGCGTGCATGACGACCACACGTATGACTCGGGGGAGCCGGAGCCACTCACCGAGCAGGAGATCGCTGACTGGATGCCGGACGAGGAGGAGGGATGACCGTCGAGTTCACGCCGGACGACGGCAGCACCGATCGATTCGTGGTCGACGGCTATGGCCGCGAGGTCGGCATCGTCGACACGAAGACCAAGAGGTTCGCCGCGTTCCATGGCAAGGACGCGGTCGATCTCAAGCGCCGGCTGGAGTACGTGGTCAGCCGACTCAACGATGGAACGGACACCCCGACGGGGTACGTCTGGGAGGAGATGGAGTGACGACGCCGACACGGCTCAGCCGCAAGCGGCTGGAAGCGCTCATCGACTTCGCCGAGCGCGGCCTGGAGGATCAGGCGTACAACGTGCGCGAGGACGCGGGCATCGATCTCACCGAGACGGAGGCCGACCTCTCCACCCAGCTGCGCGAGATGGACGAGGACGACATCATCTTCTACGAGAAGAGCGACCTGCGCGAGATGCACGAGCGGCGCAGGGCCGCGGAGGCGGCGATCGAGATTCTCAGTCGCCGCCTCCACCCGGAGTGGTACGAGGCAGCGCCCCAATCTGGGGCAGGACAGGGGCAGTCATGACCTGGAATCACCCCGACAACCCCGTGCCGGATGAGCACGACGAAGACCTCTGAGAGAACAGGAGAATCCATGCAGAGGATCATGAAGGGAGCCGTCGCGATCACCGCGGCGCTGCTCGTCGCCGCGCCCACCGCGGCGTTCGCCACCACGCAGCAGGACGAGGCCGCGGCCGAGATCTGCTACGAGGACAGCACCAAGACCGAGATCACCTACGCGCTGCAGCGCAGCGACTGGGTAGCCGGAGTGCCGGAGGTTCCGGCGGTGCCTGAGTCGTACGCCCCGCAGGGGAACTACGGCGACACGCGATCGGCCGGCCACTACCAGGCCGAGTCGGGCGCGCTCCACATCTGGACCGACGACGCATCATCGCAGGCGAAGGTCGCCGGCTACCTCGCGACGTCGATCCCGCTGGCCAGTGTGACGAGCGCGACTCTGGACTACACGCTCGTCAACGGCATCACCCCGGGCACACAGCTGGTGGTCGACATCGACGGCGACGGCGCGGGCGACGGCATCCTCGTCGGCGAGCCGGTGTACGGCGGCGACTTCTGGCTGAGCAACAGCGCGAGCGCAGCGTTCAAGGCACTCGCCCCGCAGGTCGGCGGCGGCTTCGGCTCGGAGAACCACGGCCTGCTCACAGAGTGGGCGGCCGCGGCGCCGGATGCCACAGTCGTGGCCGTCGGCTTCTCGCTCGGCTCTGGCGTGCACGGCGAGGGCTACGTCAACGGCCTGGTCGTGGCGGGCACCACGTACTCGTTCGTCTCGTACAACGCCGGGACGCCTGGCGTGCCCGGAGTGCCCGAGCACTACACGGACTGGTACGAGGTGTCCACGGGCCAGGGCGAGACGCTGCCGGATGATCGCGCCGACGGCGAGGAGTTCCAGACGGATGCCCTCTACCGCTACGTGGTGACTGGCGAGGTCGAGGTTCCGACCCGGACCGAGGTCGAGTGCCCGGCGCAGCCCGAGCCGCTGACGGGCGTGGACTACGAGTCGGCGCCCGGAGTGTGCATCGAGCCGCTCGATGGCACTGCGACCGTCGAGGTCTACGCCACCGCGTGGACCCAGGCGTACACGTGGGACACCGATGGTGAGGCATGGGTGCTGGGCGACAAGGTGTTCGAGCGTCAGGTCTTCGACCACGCCGAGGCTGTGCCGTCCGATGAGTGCGAGCCGGAGGTGGTCGTCGAGCCCACGCCGGATCCGACGCCGAGTGCGGAGCCCACGCCGACGGCAACACCGGAGCCCACCGTCCCGCCGCAGCCGACGGCTGGCGAGGACACCCTCGCCGCGACCGGTGGTGACAATGGCGCGGTCGCGCTGCTCACGGCGGGCGCGCTGCTCATCGCCGGCATCGCGATCACTGCGGTGCTGGAGATCCGCCGCCGCCGCACGGACCGGTAGCAGAACGGGAGGGCCGGACACCCGAAGTCCGGCCCTCCCTACCCCAAGGAGTACATCATGCACGACGATGAACCGCTCGACCTCGGCGAGATCGAGCCCGGCCAGGTCGCACGGTGGAAGTCGCGCGACGGCAAGACGATCTTCGCCCCGGACGGGGAGCACGCCGACGACTGCAGCTGTCGAGTCTGCGACCCGCATGCCCATGAGTAGGCGTCGCATCCCCTGGTCCGAGGTCGCCGCGATGGCGCGGCAGGCCGATGGCGTCTGGCGCCTGCACCCCTCGCTCGCCACCGCCGACCCGCACCTGCTGCAGCACGCACGCCGGCGCGTCCGCGCGCTGCGCCCCACACCCACCCACGTCTACGAGTTCGCTCGTGGCGAGGTCGGAGAGGACTCTCTCGGCCGCCCCCTGTTCGCCATCTACATCCGCTACGTCCCGAAGGGAACCGACCCGTGACCGACACACTCAGCCTGCCTGACCCCGGCGAACACCGATACTGGGAGATCAAGCACCAGCCCCAGAAGAAGGCGACGCCACTGCGCCTCGAACTGCGCGAGCACACGCACAAGGACGGCGTGCGACACGTCGAGTCGTGGACCAGGCTGATCGGCTACGACGACACGGTCGCCCTGCCCAGCAAGGTCGCCGAGTCGGCCGAGAAGATCCTCGAGGTCGCCGGCCGCGTCGACGAGTTCGTCGGCATGCACCACAACAAGAGAAGGATCGAGGAGTCCGCATGAGCACGCGAACCGAACTGCAGCCCCACATCCGCCCGGTCTACGTCGACCCACACCTGCACGAGGAGGTGAAGAAGTACGCCGATACTCACGGCACGAGCGTCTCCGAGGTGCTGCGCGACGCGATGGCCGGCTTCACGGCGGGCAGCTACCCGGCGCGTCGGCGCATCTTCAAGCGCGTGAACATCTGGGTGGAGCCCGAGGAGTACGCCGCCTTCGTGAAGAAGGCGAAGGAGTCGGGAGTGACAATCCGTCACGCCCTGGAGATCGCAATGGAGGAGACGCTGTGAGCCAGATCTCGATCGAGATCACGCCGGGCCCGGACCCGGAGCACCCCGAGAACGGGGCGTCAGGGACGATCGACATCATCGATGCGTCCGAGCAGACCGCAGTGTCGCTGATCCTGATGTACCTCGAGAACTTCATCAGCCACGGCATCCGCGCCCAGCTGGATGAGGCGATGCCGATGGGCAACACGGAGGTGCTCGACGCGCTCACGATCCAGAATGCGCGCCTGTCGCTGCTGCACGAGGTGATGCATCTGCCCGCATCCGACACGGCATCCGTGCAATTCGACTACTGATCTGCCCCAGTTTGGGGCAGAAAGACGTATCGCCCCCGCGGACCTTGAGGGTCAAACGCGGGGGCGATACGCTGAGACTCGTTCACTGACCCGAGGCCAGTATTCCTGGTCCTGGGTTCATGCGCAACCCACGAAGGGATATTTGTCATGCGTAATTCGCCCACTACATCTGGTGGCCAGTCGTCTTCCCTGCCCCAAGATGACGGACGAACACACGTGTTCGTGATCTTCCCGGACAACTCCGGCTACCAGGTGTCGTTCGGACACTGGCCCTTCCGCGCTGACGCCGAGCAGTTCAAGGCCGCCGTCGAATCCGACGGCACCGGGCGGCGCGTCGCGATCAACCCGGAGGGCGTCTGGGACAACGTCGTCTCGTGGACCGCAGGCGACAGCATCGCCGCGCGAGTGGCGGCAGTAGCGTGAGCGTCGACGCTAGCCTGTTCGGCGACTCGGACTTCATCGCGGTGCGCGCTGCACTGATCGCCGAGGTCGGCGCGGTCGAGGCGATTGTCCTGACCCGCATCCACTTCCGCGCCAGCGAGTCCTACCGCCACGCCTATGAACGTGATGGCCAGTGGTGGTGGCGGGCGCCGGTTCCCACGATCTCGGAAGAGACGGGGCTCAGCGAGAAGCAGGTGCGACGGGCCCTCGATGTGCTCGCTGCGGCCGGCCACATCATCGCGGAGCAGCACCAGATCGAGGGTCGGTATGACCGCGCAAAGTCGGTGCGCGTCAGCCTTACTGGTGGGCAGATGCATCTGCCCCAGAGGGCCGATGAACATCTGCCCCAGGGGGCCGATGTTCCTTCTATGAAGAAAGTAGAAGACACTCCCCCTACCCCCTCAGCTGATGACGAGCACTTCATCGTCTCCGACTGGTTCGAGGAAGCCTGGAAGGCATGGCCTCGCAAGGACGGCAAGGCCGCCGCGAAGAAAGCGTGGCTCAAGGCGTCTCGCCTGCACGAGCGCGCCGTCCGTCACGGCGAGGTGCCCGGGGCCCAGGCCAACACCGCATCGTGGGGCATGCAGGCCCTGCTGCGCGACACCGTGAAGCGATTCGCGGCGGCGTATCAGCGCACGACCGCCCCGAAGTTCATCCCGCACCTGTCCTCCTGGCTCAACCAGGAGCGCTGGACCGACCCGCTGCCTGTCGACCAGACTCGCGGCGCGTACAAGCCGGAGCCACAGCAGCCGGCCACGCCCAAGATCCCGTTCGGCCACCGCCCCGTGTGGAAGGACGGCTACATCGTCGGATCGGAGCCCATCGAATGACCTCGTTCGTCCCCCTCACGCACATCTTCGTCGTCAATGCCGACGGGTCCGGCCACCTCGCCGCTGTCGGTCACACCCTCGAAGATGCTGTGTACATCTCCAGCGCACTCGAGGACGCCTACCCGGGTAGCACCGTCGTAATCGACCCCCCCACGTTCGGTCTGATGCAGAACATTCTCAAGTGGAGCCCGCGCGGCTTCACGGATGCCGCCAGGGCCGTCCCGTGGCGCGACTTCCTCGTGGAGCGTGCCAAGCATGACTCTCTCCGCGAGACATTCGCCGCCCTCTACCAACACGTCGAGACGCCCAACGGCTACGACCGATGGGAGATGCGGTGATCTGGCACAAGCTGTTCCACCGCGTGACCATGCTCCAGATGACGAGCCTGTCCCGGCCGCGGCTCTGGCTGTGCTCCTGCGGGAAGAAGTGGAACCCGTCGCTGTGAGCGCACAGACCGACGTGATGGCCGCCGAGCAGTCCACGCTCGGTGGCATGATGCTCAAGCGCAGCGTGTGCGAGGACGTCATGGAGACGCTGTACGCCAGCGACTTCCAGGCGCCGCGGCACGAGGTCATCTACGAGACGATCGTGCGCCTGTTCAACGGCGGACACCCGACCGACACCGTCGCCGTCACCGACGCGCTCATCACCGCAGGGCTGCTGCAGCAGGCGGGCGGTGCTGACTACCTGCACACGCTCACCTCCGTCGTCCCCGTCGCCGTGCAAGCGCCGTACTACGCGGCCATCGTGCACGACGCGGCCGTGCTGCGGCGGATGGGGGAACTCGGCGCGAGCATGCAGCAGTGGGCGCAGCGCGGCGGCGATCCGACGACGATGGTCGAGACGGCGCGGGCGAAGATGGACGACGTGCTCGGGATGCGCAAGCAGTCGCTCGTCTACGTCGGCGACCTGATCGACGAGATCGTCGCCGACGCCGAGCGACCGCGCCGCGTCTACCCCTCGCCGTGGTCGTCGCTCGACCCGACTCTCGGCGGCGGCTTCCGCCCCGGCGCGCTGTACGTCCTGGCCGCGCGGCCCGGCATCGGCAAGACGGCCATCGCGCTGCAGATCGCGTCGGCGCTCGCGGATGCCGGACCCGTGGCGTTCTCCTCGCTGGAGATGCCGCGCGAGGAACTCGTGCGACGCATCATCGCGCAGGGTGCGGAGATGCCGCACCACCTCCTCGAGGCGGGCCGGCCGATGCCCGAGTTCTTCAAGGCGAAGATCGAGCAGTGGCAGCTGATGGCGCCGCACGCCGTCGCGATCGACGACCGCGGCACCGTCACGGTCGGCGACATCCGGGCGCACGCCCGCGCCGTGAAGCGGCCCGCCGGCAAGCTCGCTGGCGTGGTCGTTGACTACCTGCAGCTGATGGGCGGCCCCGCCGGCGTCAACCGCCAGGAGGTCGTGGCCGAGAACGCCCGCCAGATGAAGCTGATGGCGCGCGAACTCGACTGCCCTGTGGTCCTGCTGAGCCAGCTGAACCGCGACCCGGAGAAGCGCATGGACAAGCGCCCGCAGCTGTCGGATCTGCGCGAGTCTGGCGCGATCGAGCAGGACGCCGACGTCGTCATGATGCTGTACCGCGACCCCGATTTCGAGCAGGCGGGGGGCAACGAGGTTCCGCTGCCGATTCCGCTCGAACTCGCCGTGGCGAAGAACCGCCACGGCGCACCGATGACCCACACCCTGATGTGGGAGGGCTCGCAGATGCGGGCGTACGACCGATGAAGGAGATGGAGATGGAGCAGAACGACCCCATGCCCGCGACGGACGCCGTTGCGATCATCGCGGAGACGGACGAGCCGGAGCCGATGCGGCCCGGGAAGACGTACTACGTCAACGCGAACGGCGTGCTGACGGAACTCCCGCCGGCCGCGCCGGCGCCGACGTGGCGACGCGCGAACCGTGGTGAACTGGCGATCTGGTTCGCACTCGGGATGGGCGCGATGGTCGTCCTTACGGTGATCGCGGCGGCGGTCTGGACGATCGTGGCGGTGGCGCTGTGACGTTCTACAAGCCGATCCTCGCGACCAGCCGTCCACTCAGCAAGGGTCGCGCCTGTCCGCGCTGCGGCGGCGTGATGAGCGACCGCCACCCCTCGCTCCAATGCGCGGACTGCAACGACATCGTCCGCCTGGAGAAGTCGTACGCCCGATGGGGCGTCGACCTCCTGCTCATGACCGAACTCGAGTTCCTCGAACTGGAGGAGGCATCAGCGCACAACCGCAAACACATCCTTCGCCGCATCGGCAAGAAGCACCAGGCCATGAACGCACACCCCAGCATGCAAGGAAAGGCAGCAGCGTGAGCACACTCGAACTGACCCGACGGGTCGAACAGATCACGAGCGAGATCGGACTCGCCGATAACTTCGCCGTCCGCATCGGCTACAACGAGGCTGACATGCTGTTCGTCCAGATCCGGTGCTGGCGCAAGGACATCATCACCGGCGAGATGGGCGCCGGCTACGGCGGCAAGGCGTACATCTCCGAGCACGCCACGGACTCCGAGATCGTGCAGACGGTGTTCGGCCTATACAAGGGGTACTACGAGCACGAGGCGCGCGAGTCGTTCCAGTGGCGCGGCCGCCGGGTGTTCGGCCCGCACATCGCGACCGAGGCGCTGTGGGATGTCGCGCGCCGCGTCGACGTGCGGTCGGCACGGCATGTCGAAGACGCCGGCCCGTGGCTGCAGCCGGATGCCGCCGAGAAGCTGGCAGCCTGGCGCGCCGAGGATCCCGAGGCCCGCGCCACGATGTTCCCGTCGCGCGAATGGCGCGACTTCGCGGCGGCGAGCGTGTGATGGACGACGAGGAGGATCGGGTCGGTGCTCTCACCCTGATCCATCAGCAGTACGGCATCCCGGACGCGCGGCCGGAGTGGCTGCGCGTGAGCACCGTCGATTGACGCAAGGAGTGAAAGGGAGTAATCTGTATCACATAACTCGCAGCGAAGGGAACACCGCATGACAGCTGGTGAAGCACGAGTCCGACAGGCCAAGTTCGTCGTCTTCCAGGACGCGCCGACCGACGAGGAGCGGCTGGCCGCCGTGCTCGTGACACGCGACCCCGACACCGGCGCGACCAAGGTCTACACCAAGGACGTCCCCGGACGACCGCAGCCCGACCCCGAGATCGTCGCCATGCTCGCGCAGAGCGTCGCTCTCCAGAACCTGTAGGAGCACACATGCGACGAGGAACCACACTCCTGCCGACGCCTGACGGCACCCGGCACCAGACCGTCGAGGTCATCCACCTCCAGACGAGCCAGGACATCATCGACCTGCGCGAGGACGAGGCATTCCACGAGGGCGCGATGAGCGTCCTTCGATTCAAGACGGCGCCCGCCCAGGGCTTCATCTCGCACGACGGCCCGCCCCGTGCATTCAGTGGCATCCGGTTCATGCCGGGTGCCTACATCACCAAGGACGAGGCGGGAAACTTCTCCTTCCTCCGAGACGAGAACGCGTTCCGGGAGGGCGCCACCGCATGACCATCAGCATTCGCATCAGCCGTAGCGAACCCCCCGTCGAACGCCCTGTCGGCGGCCTCGTCGGCGCGTTCGTCGGCGGCACGCAGTACATCCAGCAGGGATCGACCGACGTCGAGATCACCGCTGATGAGGCAGCATTCGAGACGGCCGGCGAACTGGCCGGCTGGGTCGAGGAGGTCGCGCCCGTCGCAGCATCCACGTTCCGCCACGCGGCGCTGGGCGAGATCGTCGCGTTATTCACCGACGAGGCGGCCGGTCCGAACGTTGCCGACCTGCGCACCACGACCGAGGCGGAAGCGGATGCCAACGCCGAGGGTTACGTGGGCAACGGGGATGCCGACGACTTCGTGGACGAGGATGCCGAGTACGGCATCGTCATGCCGTTCACGATCGTGCAGAGCAAGGGTGGCCCCCACGAGGACAGCGCTTTCACCTCCGGCTACCGGATGGGCACGGCTGACATGACGCTCAGCACCCTCAACCACCTCGGGGCGCTGGCGTGGGACTACTTCGCCCGGGTCGAGGAGCACGACCAACTCGATCTGATCGCGATGCGTCACGGCTACTCGGTCACGATGGTGGAACTCACGGACGGGTGGGCAACGTTCGACTTCCGACGTGTCGTGCCAACGAGACAGGCCGAATGATGCGCGGGGCCATTGAGGCGGTGTCGACCGAGGATCGCTACTGGGACAAGGTGGATCGCTCCGGTGGCCCCACCGCTTGCTGGCCGTGACATACCAGAGAACACTCGCATCCAGGTGCGAACTAACACCGAGTCTCGCAAGTGCCGCACGTGCGAGAGAGAGAAGGGCTGAACCATCGCCGGAGAGACAATCGTGACTGTGGTCGGAAACTTGACTGCAGATCCAGAGATCAGGTACACGCAGAACGGCCTGCCCGTCGCGAACTTCACGATCGCGTCGACGCCGCGCCACTTCGACCGTCAGAGCAACGAGTGGAAGGACGACGAGGCGCTGTTCCTGCGGGCGAGCGTGTGGCGCGACTTTGCCGAGAACGTCGCGACGTCGCTGACCAAGGGCATGCGGGTCATCGCGACCGGCCGCCTCAAGCAGCGCTCGTACGAGGACCGCGAGGGCAACAAGCGCACCGCGATCGAACTCGAGATCGACGAGATCGGCCCATCGCTGCGCTACGCCCAGGCTGTCGTGCAGAAGATCCAGCGTGACGGCATGACGCGCCAGCAGCCGAGCGCCCACCAGCAGGCGCAGGACGAGGCGTGGGCGACGCCGCCGGCCGAGCAGTACCAGGAGCCGTGGGCGACCCCCGGGTCAAGCCAGGCTGCCCAGCAGCAGCCGCTCGACGGCGTCGGGCTCAGCGGCTCGCAGGATGCCTGGGCGACGCCGAACGACTACGGCGACGACACCCCGTTCTGACAGACCGAGGGGCGGTGCGTTACGCGAAGCCCTTGGTGGATCAAGCCTCTGTCCACCGCCCCTCCCCACCCCGAAGGGAATGACATGGCACTTCTCGTGCTGGACGGCTCGGGCGACACGCTCGGCCAGATCGAATCTCTCGACGAACTCGACAAGGCGCCCGACTGGGAGAACGCCCTCGGTCGAACCGTCCGTCAGATCGCCAACGCGAACGACGGCTACATCGAAGACGAAGACGGCAGCGTCGTCTGGGACGGGGCGGAGTAGTGGGGCGCTACGTTGGCATCGACGTCTCCCTCACCGCGACCGGCATCGCCGTCGTCGACCGCAACGCACACTCGGTGGTGCACACGGTCAGGAGCAAGGGGGCGAGGGGTGCCACGCTCCCGCAGCGCGGTTCCCGCCTCCGGGATCTCCAGCGGGCCATCGTCTCCCACCCGCGCGCGGCGCTCGCCACGGTGGTCGCCGTCGAGACGCCCGCCTACAACCAGACCGGCGGCTCGCACCACGACCGCTCCGGGCTGTGGTGGCTGATCGTCGACGACCTGCAGGAACTCGGCTACGACGTCGTCGAGATCAGCACCACGACGGTGAAGAAGTACGCCACTGGGAAGGGTAACGCCAGCAAGGACGAGGTGCTCGCCGCCGTCGTCCGGCGCTACCCGAACATCGCGGTGACCAACAACAACGAGGCCGACGCGCTCATCCTCGCCGCGATCGTCGCTCGCCTGTACGGCGAGCCGATCGAGGAGAACCTGCCGCAGTCGCACCTCGTGGCGATGGACGTCCTGCGCCCCAATGTGGGGCAGGAGGTCGATCCGGCATGAGGTACACGCCCGAGATCGAGCAGGCCATCCACGCGCAGATCGCGGCAACGCCTGACGCCGAGGTGATCCTGCCGGACTGGGCGTACTGGAAGGGCATCGACCAGCCCTGGATCTACTACGAGTCGATGCCCATCCCCCTGGTGAAGGTGCTGTACGCCGACCTCATCGGACCCATACCCAAAGGGTCCGGGCTGCAGCCCCGCCCGGGGACCAGCCGCCGCAGCGTGAACCCGCACCTGTGGCAGCTGGTCCCCACCCCGAAGTCCCGCGCCGAATGCCCGAACCACCACCCCTACACGGAGGACGACTACATCCCCGGTGTCGGACACCGGTGCTTGACTTGCCGCGCAGCCAAGCTGCTCGGCACCGAGAGCCCGATCGACAAGAACCGCGAGAAGACCACCTGCCCGAAGGGGCACAAGCTCGTGAGGCGCAAGAACGGGCGGCGACGCTGCCTCGAATGCCCACGTGAACAGACGGCCCGCTGGCGGGCCAAGCAGAAGGGAACCGCATGAGAGCACGGCAGTACGGCTACGCCTACAACGTCGCCAGCCTTGACGAGGGGAAGCCCGAGGCTCTCAAGAGCCTCGACACCTACATCCGCAAGCACAGCATGGCGAACGTCGATCCAAAGCCGGGGGAACCGAGCCGGCTCCCTCCCCTCCCTGACGGGGTGGCGATCGACGAGACGCAGGTTCAGTGGTTCCCCTACAAGCACGGCGGCCAGCACCTACAGGCCGTGTACGAGTTCGATTACCCGGAGGCATCATGACCACCACGCTCACCGACGAACGTCCCATCCCGGGGCCGGTCTGGGACAAGAGCAAGCCCGAGACGCGCCAGCCGTGGCTCGACTTCCGTGCCCCCGGTATCACGGCGACGCAGATCCGCGACTGGGGCAATGCCTCGAAGCGCCGGAAGATCATCGACGAGAAGGTCAGCGGCGTGTTCGAGGATCTCTCGCACCTGCCCTACGTCGCGCACGGCAACCGTCGCGAGCCCGTCATCGCCGAGTGGGCGCAGGGCCGGTTCGGCATCACCCCCTGCGAGAACACGTTCGCCCGCCCTGACAATCCGCGGCACCTCGCCTCGCCGGATGGCATCTCACTGGACCCGTTCACGCGAGAGCTTCTCATCGGCGCCGACGCCGTGGTCATGGAGATCAAGACGTCGAAGAACGACCTGACCCCGGGCCTCATGGACGAGGGGCGCCACCTCATCGAGGTCGGCGTCGGCTCGCCGTTCGACCGGGCTGGCTACTACATCCAGATCCAGTGGCAGATGTACGTGATGAACGCCACGGCGACGCTGTTCGTCTACGAGCAGCACGACGACATCGTCAACCCGGAGACGGGCACGTTCACGCCGCTGGGCCCGCCGGAGTACGCGTGGATCCAGCGCGACGACGCGCTCATCCAGGTGCTCGTCGACACCGTCGCGCCGCGGGCGCTCGCGGAGATCGACGCGGCGCGCGTCGCCCTCAAGCCGGATGACCTTCCGCCGGCCAGCACCTTCCCCAGCGAGGACGCCGTGCTCGTGCAGGAGGTTGTGCTCGCCCGCACCGCGGCGTCGACCGCTGAGACGTCCCGCGAGCGCGCCTGGAACACACTGCAGGAGAAGTACGTCGGCGAGGGCAAGCCCGACATCGAGAAGCTGGACCTCGGCTTCGCGTGGTTCACCGTCTCGACAAGCACGCCGGCGCCGAAGGTCACCCGTCGCGTCGAGACGGACTGGAGCGCGGTGAAGGCCGGACTGACCCCGCTGCAGGTGAAGAAGCTGGATGCGCTGATCGAGAAGCACACCAAGGAGGTCGTCACGACGACGCCCGGCAAGCCCACCCAGAAGATGACCATCACCGAGAAGAAGGGCAAGAGCGCGTGAACGCAGGAACCGCAGTCACCAAGCCCATCCAGAAGCAGTTCATGCGGTGGGAGGGCGGCGCCGCGGCGGCCACACCGATCATCGACTGGGTGCTCGCGAACGGCGGCACGGTTCGCTATCACGAGCCGACACCTCACGACCTCTACAAGGGGACCGCGCTCGAGACGGTCGAGCCGGAGCACCTCGTGATCGACACGCTTGAGGGCATCATGCGCGCCGACGTCGGCGACGTCATCATCCGCGGCGTGCGCGGCGAGTTCTACCCGTGCAAGCCCGACGTCTTCGAGCGCACCTACGACGTGTTCGAGGAGCCCGCATGATCCGCCACATCATCATCGGCGGCCGCCAGGTCGGCAAGACGCAGCGCGTCCTGGAGCACATGCTCGAGAACAGCGACACCGTCTACGTCGCCCACACCGCGCACGCCGCGCAGGTCGCCTACGACCGCGTCATCGACTCGCTCGAAGAGCGCGGCACGACGTGGGACGACAGCGTCAAGCGCCGCTTCCGCGAGCGCTTCATGTCCTGGGAGCAGGCCGCCGACCCGCGCCGGTTCGGCCGACCGCGCCCGGTCGTGATCGACAACGCCGACCTCATGCTCCAGGCCATCTTCGGGCGCATCGACATCATGACGATGGGCGCCCCGCTCGACCTCCAGATCCTCAGCTACGAAGGGAACCCCGATGACTGACCAGCCCAGCAAGGAGATCGCGCGCGTCGGCACGTACGCGACGACGTCACTCAGCGAGCGCCAGCGCTACGCACTCGCCCTCTCCGAGGCGGGCGACCTCGTCCCGAAGAACTTCTGGACGAAGCCCGCACCGGCGCCCGGGGGCGGCCTCATCCCGGCGCACCCCAACCCGGGTGCGATCCTCTACATGCTCGAAGTCGCCGCGATGCTCGGCGTGAACCCGATGGTCGGGCTTACGAACATCCACATCATCGAGGGGAAGCCGAGTCTGTCGGCCAACCTGCAGGCTGCGCTCGTGCGCGAGGCTGGCCACAAGATGCGGATCACCGTACAGGGTGAGGGCGAGAATGCCGTCGCAATCGTCCAGATCATCCGTTCTGACGACCCCGACTTCACCTTCGAGGTCCGCTGGGGCCGCGCCGAGGCCACCGCCGCCGGCGTGCTGAACAAGGACAACTGGAAGAAGTACTACCGCGCCATGCTCAAGGCCCGCGCGATCACCGAGTGTATCCGCGAGGCGTGCCCCGAGGTGCTCATGGGTGCGACGTACTCGCCGGACGAACTCGGCGCGGCGACCGACGACCAGGGCGAGCCGGTCGACCTCCAGCAGGTGCCGACGCACGACAGCATGTCGAGCGGCGCACCCGCCGGCGCGCCGCGGCCGGAGACGCCGATCGTCGACACGCGCCCCACCGACGCGGCCGCGGCCGCATCCGACAGCGACAGCCCACGCGACTGGGGCAAAGCGATCACCGACCTCACCAGCAAGGCCGAGGCGCAGGCGCTGTATCGCGAAGCGCGCGCCGGCGGGCTCCTGGAGACTCCGGTGAAGATCGGACGACGCAAGCCTCGCCCACTCGGCGAGATCATCACCGAGGTTGGTCAGGCGTTCGCCGAAGCTGAGGCCGCCAGCGAGCAGCCCGAGCAGCAGGAGGATGTCGTGCACGCCGAGGTCGACGGCGACGAGGGCGCACCGGCCGTGCTCGGCGACGACGACCCGAACGTCCAGGATGCCGAGATCATCGGCTGACCTCGCGACGCTGTACGGCGATCTGCGGGCCTAGAAATCTCGCCAGCGCCGGTTGGACCAGGGGGGCTCCAATCGGCGTTGGCGGGCTAACGTCGCGAGGATGGCGTGGGAAACGGAGGGAACGTGTCGACCATCAGATGGGTCGAAGTGATCGACGATGGCCTCATGCGCGAGATGACGCGTAGTCAGGTCGAGCACCTCGCTCGCCAAGCGAAACGCGAGGAGTTCGATCGCAGGCACCCACGATGCGATGTCTGCGGTCAATTCCTCGGGGGCACGTCGCATTTCTACCAGGACTACTGGGGGGAGTGGGATCACGTATGAGCAAGTACAAGTTCTACGAACCCGACCCGGGGACACTGCCGGAGATCGACGGCGTCATCACCGCCGACGGCCTCGTCGCGAAGGGTCCGAAGTACGCACGGAAGATCAACGGCAAGGTCCAGATCACCGCCGAGGGGCACGCCCTGCTCGGCGACCAGCTGCGGGCGCGAGCCCGCGAGAACGAAGGGAAATGGCATGGAGTCACAGGAGTCCACGACACAGCACCACCCCAGCCTGGGATTCGAGAGCTACCACGGGACGCGCGGTGACAGCGGGTCGGCCGCCAGCCGCGAGGCGGCGCAGGCCGACTACGACAACGGCGTGACGAACCGGCTGCAGCTGCAGATCCTCGACGCCGCTCTCGCCCGCGGCCGCCGCGGTGTCACCGCCGCCGAGATGCGCGAGTTCACGCAGGAGCACCACGGTCGCGTGTCGAGCGCGATCACGAAGCTGCATATTGCCGGCAAGCTCGTCGCCTTGACGGAGCGCCGCGGCCACGGCGGCATCTACGTCACGCCCGAGAATGTCGACGGTCGCGAGACGCGCCCGTACAAGCGGCAGCGGAAGGAGCCGAGCGAGGAGGAGATCGTCGGCGTCATCCTGGCCCACCCGCAGACCATCCCCCTGCGCGGTAATCGCGACTTCTTCTGGCATTGCGGGTGCGGCTGGGCGTCCAAGCTGGGCCAGCAGGACCACCGCCACCACGTCGCCGAGAAGATCGCGGAGGCGCTGTCATGAGCCAGCTGGACGACAAGATCCGTGAGATCGAGAAGTACGCCGGCAGTGAGGGCCCGTACTGGGCCCGCCTCCTCGAGGTCTGCCACGGCGACGTGCGCAGCGCGGCGATGCTCGACCTCGCGCACGACGGCGACACGTGGTGGCCCGACATGCGGCGTCGGCCGTTCGCCGGCGACGAGGAACTCAAGATGCTCTACCGCGAGATGGCGCAGGCGCAGACCCGTCTGCGCCAGGCGATCATGAAGAGGCTCTGGGGGGACCGATGACCGACCAGCTACTCGCGCAGCTACGCGAACTGCACCACGATGCGCCGAAGATGCGCTGCGGCGCCCGCAAGACTGAGACGGTCGAGCACCAGTTCAGCGGTCGCATCTCCACCGCGCTGCTCGTCTGCACGCTCGACGTCGGCCATGACGGCGACGAGCACAAGGACGCGATCTGCTGCTGGCGATTCCACACCTTCACTGGTGCCGACCCGATGCCCGAGGATGTGTGGCGCGGGGAAAGCTGTTCCTGCGGCTCGCTGAGTTGCAAGACGCGAGCCCTGCTCGACGAGGCCGGCGTCCCTGGGTAGCCGCCCCAATCTGGGGCACGAGAAGACCCCCCGAGGGCATCGCTCTCGGGGGGTCTGATGCGAAGGGAATCCGCGCGGCCAGTCTACTCGAGGCGGTCCGGCGTACGGGTCACGTCAGCAGGGTTTGTGGGCACCGCGCCGGTCACGGCGTCGTGCACGACCTGCTGGGCGACGGCCGAGGCCACGGGCACCGCGGCATCCGCGATTGCTGCCTGCTTCTCCTCGGCCTCCATGGCTGCCTTCGCGGCGGCGCCGCGCTGCAGATTGGGTGCGACCTGCTTCCAGAAGTTCTGGTACGAGGTGATCGACACGACGAGGATGAGCAGGATCGTCGACACGATCGACAGGCCCTCGAACGCACCGGTGATCCAGGCGGTCACGATGCCGGCCACCGCGGCGAACGCGAACGCAACGAGCGACTTCGCCCACTTCGGCCACGTCGCGTTGACAATGAGGTTCAGCACCAGAGGTGCCAGGAAGCCGATGATGAGCGCGAGCATCGCCGCGTCGGTCATACCCTCGGGGATCTCGATGTTCATGGTGCCCATTCTCTCTTAGACGTCCTCGTTGATGGTAACGGGCGGCTGCGGTGCCGTCTGCTCCAGTTCGTCCGGCATGAAGCGGTGGATCCACATCAGCAGCGTGCGGATGTACGAGATCGCCGCCCAGTACTGCCGGTTGCGGCGGTCCAGTGAGGCCTGCAGTTCGGCGACCGTCGTCTCCAGTTCGCCGAGACGTCGCTGCATCGGCTCGAGAAGCACCTTCGTCTGCGTCTCGATGATCGACTGCCAGCGCTTGGCCTCGGCGTCGTCCTCTGCGATCTCGGTAGTCTGCACGCCGATCTTCTTGTCGTGCTGCAGCCGGCGCCACGCGACGATGCCGCCCGTGCCGAACAGGCCAACAACGATAACGCCCGCGAATGTCCAGACCGGTGACCAGTCAAACATCCCCCGCATCCCCCCGAGTCGCTTCGTGCTGCTCCCTCAACTTAGCGGCGTGCGCGGCGCACAGCAGCGCACGCGCGCAGAAGGATGCGGCAAGAGCGGCCAGGAGGATCGTTCCTGGGAGCGCTTGGATGTTCCGGTAGCTAGCGGCTACCGACATCAAGACGAAGGGGGTGAGCGATGCCGCGGCGAACCATGCCGCGATCCACTCCCACCGGAAGCGGTTCCATGCCGCACCAGCACCAGCGACCCCCGATGTCGCTACCACCGCCGCCCCGAACACATCACCGAGGATGTTGCTCGGGTCATTCACCACGATGCTCGCGATTCCCCCCAGCGTCACCAGCCACCACGCGGTCGCGAGGGCCGCGCGGACGATCAGCCGCTGACGAGGGGGGAGCCACGAGTACATCTGGGGCTAGCTGCCTGTCTTGCTGGGCGCCTTGAGGATCGCGAGGATCTCGTCGGACTTCGCCACCGCCTCGCGGCGGCGCGACCAGACTCCGTTCGCCTCCAGCTTCCCCGTTTCCGGGTTGAGCACCTGGCCCGTGGTCGTGTTGACCACGTTGCGCGGGATGCCCATACCGTCGAGGTAGTCCAGGAACGACGCCGTGTTGAGCTTGTGCAGTTCGTCTGTGGCCGAGTTCACCATGCGGGTGATGTCGGCCTGCGCCTGCGTGGCGTTGTGGCTGATGAACTCCTCGCCGATGGCGTAGAAGTGCTTTCCGTTGAGCAGGATCGACTGCGTCATCCCGTCCTCCTTGTTCTTGCCGCCGTCGCTCGGCGGGGTCTTCCAGACGTTCTTCACCTTGAAGTGCCAGCCCTCGCCGAAGCCATCACCCTCGGCGACGAGGTCGAACTCGGCGGCGTGCGCACGGATCCATCGCCCGCGCGTCGACGACGCCGTCATGACGCCGGCATCCGCGCCGGTGTCGCGGATGTCGACCGCGCCGTTGCTGCCCTGGATCTGGTGGTTGGCCTGCGGCGAGTTCGGCGCGGCCACCGTGCCGAGCGGCGAGATCCGATACCAGAGCACGCCGTTCCACCAGCGCGTGTCGTAGACACGGCGGCCGTTGACGTTGCCGGCGGTCACGTAGCGCGCGCGGAAGATGGCCTCCTGTTCCGCCTCCAGGCGCACGCCGGATGAGACGATCACTCGCACGCCGAAGTTCCTGAACAGCGCGTCGTTCAGCCGCTCGATCTGGTAGGCCATCCACGGCGTCAGGCGCGCGCCGTCGCGCCACACCCACTGCTCAGCCATCGCTCGGCTCCTCCCGGTCCGTCTCCAGGCCGCCGCCGGTCGACTGCGACACGGTGTACTCGATCGGCGTCGCCGTGACGATCACCAGCCGGTCGTCCTCGCCGAGTGCAAAGGCGTCAGCCAGACCGTCCTCGTCGATGTCGCCGATGTCGATCGGGATCTGCGGATCCCGCACGCCGCTCTTGCGCCACGCGAGCAGCGCGGCGACCGTGACTTCCTTCTCCTCGTCGCTCATGCGCGCAAGGAACTCGTCGGCACGCTCTGTGTCCGTCATGGATTTCCCCTCTCAGTCGATCGATTCTCTCAGTCCATCGGCTGAATCGCTGCGCGAATGTCCGCGTCGGAGATCACGCCGGTGTCGCGACCGGGGTCCGCGATGTTGCCAGCGATGGCGCTGTCCCACTTCTCGGCCCACCCGGGCGAGGCCGCGATCCTCCAGATGCGCTCATCGACCCAGCCCGGGTAGGGCTCATCCTTCTCCTGCTCTGCGGCGCAGGCGATGAGGCGCGACCGGAATGAATTGCTGGCGACGATGGCGGCCATGCTCAGGTAGGACACGAGGAAACTCCTTGGGTGGGGCTACAGCGGGGTCTTGATGGTGGGGAGGATCACGGAGTTCTGGACGCCGCCGCCGATTGCGATGGTGCCGCTTGCGACGTAGGGGGAGAACTGGATAGTGCCGGACGTGTTGATGCGCCACTGGCATGCCCCGAGGGTGCCGGCTACGCCGATCGCACCTGCGTCGCCGACACCCGCGGACGGGCGGAAGCCAGAGGGCAGCGTGCCGATGGTATAGAGCGTGCCCGCCGCCACGGCCAGCGCGCTCGTGCGGATCAGGATGGAGCCAGAGATCTCCAGGACGCCGCCCTGCAGGCGGTACTGGACGTTCATGAAGCCGGATTCTGTAGCCCACCCCGATGCCAGCGTGAGTGTCGCCCACCCGCTGCCCAGGTTCGCCGGCGTCACCGCGCGGGTCGTGTCGGATCCCGCCTGCGCCTCGGCATCGGTAGCGAGTTCGACCAGGCCAGAGCGGGAGGTTGTCGCGGTGACAGAGGCCAGGCCCGCGGGCGTCACGGCGCGCACCGCATCCGTACCAGTCTGAGTCTCAGCGTTGGTCGCCAGTTCCACAACGCCGGACGCGCTGGTCGTCGCGGCCCCGGGGAGCGCGGCAGCCAGACCGGCTGGCGTCACGGCTCGAGTGGCGTCGGTCCCGGTCTGCGTCTCAGCCGTCGTGGCGAGTTCCACGATGCCCTGCAGGGCCGTGGTTGCCACCGGAAGATCGGCAGCTACGCCGATGATCTGCACCCAGTCAGTCCAGGTGCCGTTGTAATAGGAGCGCCGGTACTGCTTGCCGTTGAGGTAGTCGGTGTACACCTGCAGCACGAAGTCATTGGCGTACGTGGACCCGGAGACTTCCAGGTGGCCGGCACGGCTGGCCACCGGATAGTTCAGCGCCAGCGTGGCGTTGGCGTTGCTGCCCTGCAGATACCAGCCGGTCGCGGTGATGGTATTCAGGTCAATGCCCGCGCCGAGCGATGACAGGTCGGCGGCGAGACGGCTGGGGAGGCTGAACGTCTTCGCGAGCCTCGCCTCGAGCGCGTCGAGGCGCTGACGCATCCGATCGAAGACGCCCTGCGGCGTGCGGCCCCATGCGTCGCTCATCTCACTCCTCGTCCGAGTCGGGCTTGGTCGCCGGAGTCAGCGTGACCTGGATGTTCTCGCCCTCTTCGCCCGTCTCCGTCACAGTCACGATGTCGATCTTCTGCATCTGCGCGATCTCGCGGTAGTTCAGCGAGGCGCGCAGCGGAACCTGCACACCCGGGACCAGCGAGTTCAGGCCGACGCCGTCGGGCAGGATGATCGTCGAGTTGTCGGGGATGCGCACCTCGATCGGTGCCGGCGTGCGCCCGGACGTGTTGCGGCGCGCCTGCGAGTCGAGGTCCGCCTGCGATGGGGCATCCGTGGCGCTCTCGTCATAGAGCGTGTACATCGTCGTCCACGGGCCGTAGTACGCCAGATTCTTGAGCGACAGCGCTGAGCCGTACGCGCCGTCCTGGCCGACCGAGTAGGCCGCCTGGTTGTGGTCCGCACCGTACTCGGTCACCATGACGTCGTCGGTGAAGCTGGAACTGGTCATCGTCTGCAGCACGCCGAGATTGCGCGACGTGTCCCAGATGATGATCCGCCGGCCGACGGCGGTGAAGTCGATGCCGCGCTGGCGCGCGAGATCCTGCAGATGGGTGCCCACGGTCATCTGGAACGGCAGCGTGTCCATCGTCGTGCGCGCCTCGTTCGGGAAGTGACGGACATCCAGGTACGGCAGGATGTTCGTCGACGGCCAGATGGAGTCGTCCTCGAACGCGGGGATCGTGATGGCCCAGCCGCCCGTCGTCTCCGTCGCGACACCGCCCGCGTCTCGCCATGCCTGCACGTCAGCAGCAGCATCCGGCATCGTGGTTGGGTAGAACATCGAGCGGCCATGGCTCATCTCGTACTGGATGATGTTGCCGATGCGCGTCGTCACCTCGGTCGATCGCGAGACGCCGCCGAGTGTCGAGTTCTGCCACGCCTGCGTGAGCGGCTGGGCGAAGAGGTACTGCGTGACGTCCTTCGCGTAGAACTCGGCGAAGTCGACACCGGTCGCGATGCGGTGCAGCGGACCCTCCCAGACCCGCTCCTGCTCGCGGAAGATCACGAGTTCATGCCGGTGCGCCCGCGCCTCTGCGAGCAGCTTCCTATTTTCACTGAGGTCGCAGTTGCCGCCATCGATGCGGATCATGCCCTCGGACGTGTTGTCGCGGACGCGCTGGTAGTTGACCTTCGAGAGGTTCAGCGCGGGCCCGAGGGGTCGCGACCCGCCGCGGTCGAAGATCTGCGCCGAGTGACGCTGAACGCACGGCGTGCTGTGTGACATCGGCTTCCCCCTACATGCGCTGCGTCACCACGACGCGCGCATCCAGGTTACCGGCGGGCGCCTCGAGCGGGACGTCCATCGTCACCACGTACCCGATCCCGCAGCTGAGTTCCGGCCAGGTCGCCGGGACGCCGCCGGTGCCGTAGAGCAGGCGGTTCGCGGGGATCGAGGCCGCGCCGTTCACCGACGCCGACACGCGCTGCGTCACGCCATCCAGTGTGATCTCTGTGTTCGGCGGGATGTAGGTGAGGATCTGCTCAGCCTCCCATTCATCCTCGGTCACGAGTTCCGGGTCCAGATTGCTCGGGTTCGAGTAGTAACGGATGCGCACTTGACGCTCGGCATTCGCCTGCGTCGACAGCACGAGCGTCGGCAGCGTGGACGCCCACTGGCGCACCTCCGTGGCCGGGATCAGCAGCGTGTAGCGCCGCCAGACGCCGACCTCGTCGATGCAGTCGACTGCGATCGTAGGTAGGGCCGGCGGCGTCGGCAGCGGCGGGCAGTCCGGGTCCGCCAGCGGATCCGTCGGCGCGACGGTGCGCTCATAGCGCGCCGACACCGAGGCATTCGGCGTGCCGAGCCACTGGTAGTCGTAGCTCAGCGTGTCGGTCGTGCCACCGGAGAACCAGTCGAACAGCGAGGCCAGGGTAATCATCGCCGAGTCGGCGTCCAGCCACTCGCCCGACAGCCACGGCGAGAAGCCGGTTCCCGACACATCCCGCGCGCGCACGGCAGCCGTGACCGCGCCCGCCGGCGCCGTGCCGGAGGCGATCAGGCGCGTCCAGCTGGTGGTGCTGGTGACCACGACCTCGTCGCCCGCGCCGCGCGGGGTGACCTCCGCGCCCGCGGCGTCGAACCACAGGATCTCGGCGTAGAGGCGCTGACTCCGCGACGGCTTCACGTAGATCGAGCCGACGTAGAGCGCATCCGCCTGCACGGCGGCACGCTTGGATCCGGCGGAGCCGGAAGACGTCATGCCCAGCACCTTGCCCGGTCCCGTCGCGTCCGCGATGACGTTCATCCGAGCGGCGTACGAGTTGTTGCGACCGCCCGAAACACGCTGCAGTCGCACCGCGCCACCGCCAGCCGGCACGCCAGCGTCCCAGCCATTCACATTGAAGCCGTTGGCCAGGCTGGTCGAGTTGCTCGCCGTCCCCGTCCACGAGAACGTCAGGTCATCGCGGGCCGCCGTCGAGCCGTCGAAGTAGTCGCCCGGGTTGGTGTTCGGGTTCGGCTGGAAGACGGTGATCCAGTTCGAGAAGGGCGACTGGTAGGTGCCGAACCATGCCGACGCGCGCCACTGGTACGAGGTGCCCGGAGTGAGCCCCGACACCGACAGCGTGTTACTCGTGGTGTCGGTGCTGGTAGCGGTGCCCGTGCCGATGCGCCGCTCCACCGTGTACTTCGTCACGCCGGTCGCGCCGCCGGGCGATGTGAGCGAGACTGTCGCGCTCTGACCCGAGGCGCTTGGCGAGACAGTGATGCCGGGCGCGCCATCGGGCAGCGTCGTCGCGGTGACGACGTTAGACCACGCGGCCGTGGCGTCTGCCGTCTTCGGGCGTACGCGGAACCAGTACGCGGTCTTCGCCGTCAGGCCTGTGATCGTCCTGAAGAGGCCCGTCACCGACAGCGTCGTCGCACCCGAGAACGAGGAGTTGGTCGCGTACTGCAGGTCGAAGTCGCTCGTGCCCTCGCTCGCAGTCCAGTTCGCGTACACCGAGGTGGGCTGCACCGTGTTGATGACCAGCGTGACCGCGGGCAGCGTCGTCACAGCCTGGGTCACAGACGACCATGCCCCCGCGCCGGACGCCGTCTTGGCGCGGACGCGGAGGTAGTACCTCTCGCCGGACTTGAGGTTGCTCAGGGTGTACGTCTGGGCCGTTGTGGCAATCGTCGTCGCGCTGGAGAATGAAGAGTTGGTGGCGTACTGCAGGTCATACCCGGTGACGGCGTCGCCATTGCCGGTGTCCGACCACGCCGACTTGATCGCGTCCTTCGTGATCGACGAGACGACAGGTGCACCCGGGGCGACTGGCAGGGTGGGCGAGAAGAGTTCGGCCGACTTGGGCCCGTAACCATTGGCGTTGTGCGCGTAGACGACCCAGTAGAACTTCTGGCCCGGGGCCATATCGTTGACCTGGCGCGAGGTGACGTTCCCGGCATTCGGGATGTCGAAGTACCCCGAGCTGTCGGCGGGCGACTTCGTGTTGACGCGCAGGAGCATCTGGTCGATGGCCGCCCCGCCGTTGCTGGGGATCGTCCATGACAGCGTCTGCGTGTTCGGGCCGATAGCCGAAGCGCTGGGCTTCCCAGGCTGACCCGGTGTCGTCGAGCGGTTCACCGATGCGGACAGCGATGCCGCACCACCGAGGCCCGACGTGCCGGTGGCTGCCTGGTTGAACGTCACCGTCTGGTTCGTGGTGACCGTCCACGTGCCCAGGACGCGGTAACCGAAGCCTGCGGGCAGCGAGACGGTGCCGCCCACCGAGGAGCCGTTCACGGTGCCCGACCAGTTGTACTGGCCGACGTTCGTCGCCGGGTCCGTGCACTGGATGATGAACTGGATGGTCGACCCGTTGTCACGGATAATCATCGTGCCGGCGGTGCCGACGGAGCGCGTGGTGTCTGCCATGGTGATCGCCTCCTTACGGGACCGTGACGGCCAGGGTGTCGGCGTAGAGGCGCACGACAGCGGCGCTCGCCCAGGACGTCACCGCCAGTTCTGCGCGGACGATGACGTTGGTCGCGCCGGCGGGCGGAACGAGGCTCGGCACCGACATCGACCCCCCGGAGGAGCCCTGTGATCCGAGAGCGTCCGTGCGCAGGACCGCATTGCTTCCATCTCGCCAGATGGCGAAGTAGCTGATGCTGCCGATCGACGCTGTGCCGCTGCCAACGCTGGCCGTCGCCCACAGGTTCACCGAGTAGCGCGCCCCTGCAGGGCCGCCGAGCGTGACGGCCTGCTCGATGCGCAGCTTGCCGTTGGTCCCCGCGGCCGTGGCGGTGAACTGAGCGAGGGCGCTCGCTACGCCGACCAGGGCGATAGCCGTGCTGCGCGTCGCCGCGGCGACCGTTCCACCCGCCGTGAGCACGGCATCCCCGCCCGAAGTCCAGCCCGTGATGTTCGTCTCCACCGACGGGTTGGTCGAGTAGTTCGTGGCCACGACGATGGCCGCCGCCGCATCCGTGCCGTTCATGATGAACCGGATGTCAGAAGGGGTGCCGCCGGTCGGACCCGTGTTCCAGAGCAGGTCGTACTCGATCAGGATGCGGGCGGTGACGGCGCCGGTCGGCTTCGTGGTCGTGACCGCGTACTTGACGCCAGCCTTCATCGTTGCCGACGAGGTTGTCGTCCCCATGACGACATCCGAGCCGACCTGCGTGCCACCGCTGTTGAGCCAGCGCAGCGTCGCCTTCATCTGCTGGGCGTCAGCGGCCTCGCCGGTGGTCAGAGTGAAGCGGCCGAACGTACGTGCGTTGACGACAGCGAGATCAGCGACGGATGATGCGTCGATGTCGTGGTACAGCGTGGCGCGCGCGGTCCCGAACGCATCTGATCCACCGGCGGTTCCGAGCACGCGGCCCTGGAATGCCTTCCCTGAGCCGTAGTCCACCCGGCTCGTCGTGAAGTACGAGGCCGGGGCTGCGCCCGAGAGCGCGGCGATGCTGCCCGTCCAGCCGGACGTGTTCGTAGCGAGGTCGGGGTTCGCTGACAGCCCGCCGTCCAGTTCTGCGCTCGGGTACGGCGCCAGGTTGTAGGCGATGTCCTGCACCACCGTCGGCGTCAGCGGCGGGACTTCGATCTCCTTGGGTAGGCCGTAGACCCACGGCACGCCGGCGAGCAGCGTGAACTCGACGAGGCGGCCGACGTGCACACCGTCGCTGGACTCCGCATCCTGGACCACGAACGGGCCGGAGACGCAGCGTACGCTGTGCAGGAAGCGACGGAAGGTGTCGACGTAGGGGATGTACGTGTCGTCCCCTTCGGGCACCTCGTAGGTCGTGCGCGTGGCCCGGTTGCTGGGCGCGTCGTTGACCGTTCCCGTCCAGGAGTAGTCGATGAGGTCCGTGCCTTCGGTGTCGCCGTCGAAGTAGTCGCCACTGTCCAGGCCCACCGAGAAGCGCGAGCCAGAGATCCACGAGCCCGCCTGCAGTTCATCGTCGGTGGCGTACAGCCAGACCTTCACCTTGGTCGCCGTGGCGGGGGCGACGGGGGATGCCGACACGCGGGTGGGTGCGGCAGTGTTCGTCGACACGACGACGTCGGGGGACTGGCCGGTGCCGACACTGACGTCGGAGGCGTTGAGGAAGTCCCAGCGCAGATGCACCGTGACGCCCGACGTCGCCGCAGCGTCGACCGCGATGGGCGCGACCTGGCCACCGACGATGGGCGCCGCCTGTGCGTTCGTGCCCGCGATGGCGATGCCGGCCGACGCCGTTGGCGCGGTGGTCCACGAGACGCGGCGGGCGGGCACGCCGCCGAGGCCGGTCACCAGCGACGCCAGGCCGGTGCCGCCGCCGAACACCGCAGTCCAGGAGGCATCCGCGATCGGGTTGCGCGCACGGTTCACCGCGACGGTCGTCCAGTCTGTGTACTCCGTCGTCGTGCGGCGCGCGGGCGGGCAGTCCACGAAGAACGCGGCATCCGCCTCGCCGCAGACGCCGCCGTGCTGCCCGCAGGCGTTGGGCTCGAGCACATTCCGCAGCCAGGTCATGCCGAGTTCCAGCGCATCGTCGCCGAGCGCCGTCATCCACGCGCGCACGCGCACCTCGCGCGCGGCGTGCCGGTAGCCGGTCACCGTCGCGCCGTCGCCGTTCAGCTGCACGACGTTCGCCTGCCGCGTCGAATCGCTCAGGCCCAGGATGTCGATGCCGAGCAGTCCGTAGAAGCGGCTCGACGTGTCCGGGTCGTCCGCGTCGTACCACGGGGCCTCGTCGATGTTCGCGTAGGTGTATGGCCCGTTGTCCTCGACATCACCCAGGGTGTGGCACTCCGGGTCGATCAGCCAGTCGACGGCGCAGTCGGCCGTCGAGGCGTAGCCGTAGGCTCGCGACGAGTTCACGACCTCGTTGCCGCCGACGGCCAGGTAGTGGTCGAGCACCGCGATCTCCTATCCTGCGACCTGCTCGGCGAGGCGCTGCAGCACTTCCTGCGCACTGCGGCGCGGGTCGCCCGCTTCCTCGATCACGATAGCGCGTTCGGAGATGGTGACCTGCTTGCCGCCACCGACCGTGCCGCCGCTCGCCATGGCAGGGGTCGCCGTCTTGCCCTGCGCGATCGCCGACAGCCAGCGTACCGACTCGTCGACCTGCGACAGCGGTCGGTTCAGCGGGACGATGGCCTCGGGGCCGGCCTCGCCGGCGAGGATCGTCGTAGGCCCGTACAGCGTGCCACCAGAGGCGTACGCCTGCAGGCCGCCCGGCGTGCGCGCGCCGACGTTGACCCAGAGGTTCTTGCCGTTCCAGTCCTGGTAGAAGCCATTGACGACGCGCCGCGCCTGCGAGTCGTCGGCGTTGATGTACGTCGTGATGTTGTCGGGGATGAGCCCGAGTTCGTCGGCGTACTTCTCCGCAGCTTCCTGCGTGAATCCCAGCTGCTTCATCTGGTTGATGAGCGCGTCGCGGCCCTTGTTGATCGCGTCGCGGGCGGCGTTCTGGTCGCCCGTCTGGTCGTACAGCGCGCCGGCGTAGTCGAGCGTCGACTGCGCGAGGTCATCGACGGCCGCCTGGTTATCGCGCCCGGCCTCCGTGTTCAGGTCGAACTCGGTCCGCGTGTCGTTGAGCGCCGCCCCGTTGTCGGTGATGGCCTGCGTGAGGTCGTCGACGGCGGACTCGAACTCGCGCTCAGCAGAGCGGGTGTCCAGGGCTGTCTCGCCGAAGCCGGTGATGGCGTCCGACAGCCCGTCGATGGCGTCCTTGCTCTCTTCGCTCTTGCCCTTGAGCGAGTCGAGCGCCGTCGTGGTGTCCTCAGACGCCTTCCTGGCAGCCTCCTGCTTCGGTGTCTGCCCCTCCAGCGCCAGAGCTATGAGGTTCTGGTTCGTGGCGACCTCGCCGGCGGCCGTGGCCTGCAGCTGCAGCTGCTCCTTGAACTTGGGCATCGAGTCGAGCATCGCGAGGATCTCGTCGTTCGACGCGCCCGCCTCCTTGGCCCACGCGGAGAACTGCTCCGAGGCGGCCGGCAGGTTCTCCGTCGCCAGGGATGCCAGGGGGCCGTCGAGTTCGCCCAGCGTGGCTCGCAGGTCGTGCGCAGCGTCGTCGGCGTCGCTCGCGCCCAGGGTCCAGCCCGACCAGATCTCCCCGCCGTTGGCGTTCTGCTCCGTGATGCGCTGCAGCGCCTCGCCGAGGTTGTCGGCAGTCAGCTTCGTGCCCTCGAACTGCTTGCCCATGTAGGAGAACTCGTCGTAGACGGTCTTCGACGACTCGGCGAGCCCCTGGTTCGCGCCGACGGCCTCGGTCGCCTTGCCCTCCCAATCGTTCATGTCGCGGATGGCGTTATGGATCGCCTCAGAGACGGCCACGATGCCCGTGATCGCGATCCCGGCCATGCCCGCCTTGCCCAGCGCGCCCTTGAGACTGCCGCCGAGCTTGGACGCGGCTCCACCAGCGATGTCAGCCGCTCCGGCGAGCCCCGCCAGCTGCGACGTGAGCCCGATCAGCTTGAGTCCGCCGATGGCCGAGCCGACGGCGATGAGCCCGCCGGCGATCAGCTGCAGGGACTCCGGCGGGATGGCGCCGATGATGTCGGCGAGCGCCTGCACGACAGGCGTCGCGGCCGTCACGACAGCGCCGAGCGCGGTCGCGACCACCGGCAGGATGTCGGAGGCCACCCCGGACAGTTCGGTCGCGAGATCGTCGAGCGCGGGCAGCAGCGGCGACAGGGCGTCCCCCGCTTCGGCGAGCGCCTGGGCGATGAGGCCGAAGGGGTTGGCTGCGCCGAGGATCTCCAGGATGTCACCGAGCACGGGCATGAACTGCCCGAGGTCGTCGAGCAGATCGGTGGTGCGCTGCACGGATTCCGGTGTGACGAGGTCGTTGAGCGCCCGTCCGGTGGCGTCCAGCAGGGGGCCGAGGTGGGAGAACACGGCGTCCGTGTTCTTCATCCACTGCTCGAAGCCGTTCGATCGGGTGAAGTCGTCGAACCGCTGCACGAGGGTGCCGATGTAGTCGACGGTCTTCTGTACCAGGGGATTCGCTTCGTTGAATGCCCGGATGAGTGCGAGCCCGAGGGTGCCCGCGGACCGCGCGACACCGTCGATCAGGGGCACGCTATTGCCGATGAGCCGGTTGATCTCCTCGAACCCCTCCGTCCCCGGCGCGACGGCCCGGGTGAAGTCGTCGATCAGGGATCCGAGTTCGCGACCGACGTCCTCCATCGCTGGCGTGATGTCCTCGAGCGTGCCCTGCAGTCGGGAGAAGGATCCCTCCATCTCGCCGAAGGCAGCCGTCGCGACGGCGTCGTTGAAGTCGCCCACAGCGTTGCGCAGATCGACGAATTCGCCGATCACGGGCCGCATCTGCTCCGGGGCCTTGTCGAGATCCTGGAAGAGGTTCACGAGGATGGACCCCGCACCCGCGATGCCCGGGATGAGCCCGGCCAGTACGCCGCCGAGCGCGATCAGCCCGCCGCCGGCGGCCGACCCGAGCGCCGCGATGTCCTCCGCGCCGGCGGCGATGGCGCCGATGATGAGGGTCCACTGTCGCGCGTTGTGCGACATGTCGCCCCAGCCGAGGAACGAGTCGTGCGCCTCGTCGGCCGACTTCTTGACCCGCTTCGTGGAGTCGTTGAGGTTGTCCATGTCGATGATCGAGTTGCGCACACCCTTGTGGATGGCGTCTTCGATCTGCTTCGCCACGGCACCGAGTCGCTCGCGCTCGGCGCGCTCGTTCTGCAGCGTCTTCTCGCGCTCGATGCCATCGAGCTTCATATCCAGTGCGGCCTCATGGCTGCGCCGGGACTGCTCGTCGATGGCGTCCGCGAGGTTGTTGGTGTCGATGGCGGCTGAGCGCTGCGACAGCGCCCACTCGTCGACCTGGCGCTTGGCCGCGTTGAACTGCGTTCCGGTGATCTCGTTCTCATCGCGCAGCGTGCGCAGCTGCTTCTGCAGTTCGCCGGCGGCCAGGCCGGCGTCATCGTACTTCTTGACGAAGACGTCCAGGAAGCCCGGATCCAGCCGGAGCCCCTCGAAGTTCGACCGCGCCTTCTTGAGGAAGGACTCGAGGCGGCTCGACAGCGCCGTGCCGTAGGCGGTGCCGTCCTTGCGACCGTTCTTCGTCCAGGTGTCGTAGGAGCGCTGGCCGGACTTCGACAGCGTGTCGCGAAACGACTTGTTCCACTCCTTGTCGTAGCCGTCGCCGGCGGCGGCTCCGGCCTTGCGGCCGATGTTCTCGGCCTCCTGCGGCGTGCGACGACCGTCGAGCGTGGCCGTGAAGTCCACCCGACCGATCGTGTTCGACACGTCGCCTCCTCTGGCTACCCTCCGGGCTGGAGTTTCTGCTGCGCGGCGCGGAACATGCGCATCTCTTCCTCGACCACTTTACGGCTTGGCCGCGAGTCCGTGGGGAACAGAGGCTCTTCGATCTCGGCGAGCCATAGCTCGCGCGTCGGATAGACCTCGGGATCGAGTCGCTCCAGGGCCCAACTCTGGATGAAGTTCAGGAATCGGTGGAGGGGGAGCTTGATCGGGTCGATCCCTTCCCGGGCGTACGCGCCGTCGATCTCCGTCCACCAGTGCTCTGCGATCGAGAGGAGCCGGTGGACGGCGCCGTAGGGCGTCCGGTGAACTGGGCGATCAGCTGGTCCAGCAGCCCCTGCTCGTTGCGGCCCTCGTCGTTCTCGCCCCAGCCGCCGATGAGGTCGTTGCGATCGATCGCACCCTTCATCAGCAGGTCGTAGAGGTACTCGCGCACGTCGCTGCCCATGAACGCCTCGATCATGTCGAGTGCGCCGAGGGTCGGGTACTGGCGGATGCGCGAGGCGAGGATCTCGGCCTGCGCCGAGGTGATCCGGCGGGCCTCGACGACGCCGAGTTCGCCGCCCATGTCGACTTCGACGACGTCCTCCTCGCCGCGCTCTGCGGCGGCCGCGACCCTGAATTCGATGCCCATGGACACCCCTTTCGTCGTGAGAAATGTATCACGTAATAGCGCCACAACTTGGGGCAGATCAGAACGCGCCGTTGCGGCGCGCGACGCGCTGGCAGGCGCGGTCCATCCACGGGTTCGCGGCCTGCCCCTTCACGCTCGTGCGCTTCACGCGGGCGGTCGATCCGCGCCGCCGCGGCACCCACAGGTAGTCGCCGTGCGGGAAGATGCGCCCAGCGACGCCCTCATGCACCCACTCGGCGTGCTCTGCCGTATTCCAGATGGTCGCCTCTGCGCGGTAGCCGCCGCCGCGCGCGCCAGACAGGAAGGACTCGTGCGATCCCTTGAGGTCGCCGGAGCGTGACGGCGCCTCGCGTACGCAGGCGCGGTGCATGGCGAGCCGCAGCTTGTCCAGCCAGATGCCGCCCTGGCCGCCCTTCTGGAACTGCCGCTGCAGGTTCGCGCGGTAGACGGTGACGCGGTACGCGAATGCCATGTCACGCCCAGCCGATGAAGCCCTGCCACATGCCGCCCGACTTGCCGGCGGCGTTCTCGAGCGGCTGGAACGCCCCGAGCCGCACGAGGATATCCCGCCGCGGCGTCGCGCCCGCCTGGACCTTCGGCAGGCAGCACAGCAGCGCACGCTTGGCGGCGTGCATGTCGCTCGCGTAGAGGCGCTGCGCGTCGAAGAGGGCCTGCTTGTCGGGGAACATCGCCCGCGCCTCCGCGCGCGGCGCAGGACGGGCGACGCCGATCTCCACCTCGTATGCGATCGGGGTCGCGCACGTCGAGACACCGTCGTCGGGCAGCGGGAAGACGGGTGACGGATAGGCCGTGACCAGACGGACCCACGCCACGCCGGTGTCGCACCCCTCGCCCCCGATGCCGAGCGGCGGCGGCTGCGCGCCGACCCACAGGCCGCAGTAGCAGAGGCCGGGGCCCTTCGCGGCGGCCAGTTCGGAGCACAGGCAGTCCGAGAGCCGGGCGATCACCTCGAAGATCGGGTCGTCGACGAGTTCGGGGTCCAGGTTCATGCCGTCCTCGTCGGGGTGCGGTAGACGTCGGGGGACGCCACGATGACGGGCGTCTTGAGCCCGGCCGGATTGTAGATGCGCACGACGGCCTGGACCTCCGGGATGGCCGGGATGGCGTCGGCGAGCGCCTGCGGGTCGAGGTCGTACGACTCGCCCGAGCGCGTCATGCTGGTCACGTACAGCGGCAGCCGGCAGTCATTCGAGTTGGCGCATGCCAGCAGGTACTCATTCGCGAGCACGCCGGCAGCGACGTTCGTGAGCATGTTCGGGCGCGCGCCGCGGTAGTAGGTGACCGAGAAGCCGGCGTCATCCGCGAGCGCCATGTCCTGGCAGACCGGCCACTCCTCGCCGTCGGTGCGCACCAGGCGGTTGCCGTTCATGACCTTGTAGGCCGACGGCGCCAGTACGACGCCGTCCACGCGCACCTCGACGATGCCGCCGACGGGCCCCGGGAGTTCGACGGCCGACAGCGTGTCGCACTCGCAGCCGCCCGGGCGGCAGCCGCAGGCGTTGTACCACTGGCCGCCGGAGACGTACGGGTTCAGCATGCCGATCTGCGGTGCCGCGCCGACGTTGCCGCCGCGCGCGATGGCGGTGCGGTACGTGCGACCGACGGGCATGCAGCGCTCCGCGCACGGGCGCACCGTGATCGGACAGGTGCCGATGCGGTAGAGCGTCCACGCTGCCAGCAGCGACCACGCGAACGCCTCGGCCACCTCGATCTTGGGGCCCATGTCGGGGTCGGCTCGCTGAGCAGCGAGTTCGACCGCGGTCCACCTGCAGGACCAGTCCGTCGATGGGGGGTAGCAGATGTCGGCCACAGCGACTCCTCTCCTCGCTCAGGATACGGCAGGAGGGGTGCCCCAGGTTGGGGCACCCCTCCGTGGCGCGCCGATCAGGCGAACGGTACCGTGACCGTGGTCGAGGCCCAGGTCACGCCGTTCTGGCTCGCGAGCACCGTGTAGGTGCCAGCCTCCTCGTAGACGTGCGACCCGGCACCCGGCACGGCGACGTAGTCCCAGCCGCCGTCCCCGAAGTCGTACCAGACCGGGCCGGTCGACACCGGCGCGACGACGAAGTCCGCCGTCATGCCCGTGGTGTCGCCGGTGTCCTCGGTGGCCGTGACGCTCGTGAGAGCGGGCAGGGTCGGGTTGAGGACCGGGCGGGCGCCGATGGCCTCGGTGGGCGGGGCGACCGTGGTCGTCTGCATGCGCAGCGCCGCGGTGCGCGACACCGGCTGGAACAGCGGGCCGGCGACGCCAAGCTCGTCAAGCTCGACGGCGTACGGGCCGTTGCCCCACTGGTTGCCCTCGCGGGTGGAGGCGCCGGTGATCTGGAAGTTGATCGCGCCGTTCTCCACCGAGAGGTCGCCGACGATGCCGCCGACCAGGCGGGGCAGCAGGAGGTAGCCGTACTCGCCCTGGGCGTTCGGGTCGTCGCAGACGTCCGCGCCCTGCGAGCCGACCCAGACCTCCAGCGCGAAGCCCTCGTCGTCCAGCTTGATCTTCGTGTCGATCTCGAGGCCGACCACCGTGCCGTTCGCGTCGAGCACGAGCGTCTGCTTGGTCATGATCTCGAAGTACTCGAAGTCCACGCGGCAGAACGTGACGTCGATCCCGTAGCCGGCAAGCTCGGTGACCGACGGCTCGTACACGCAGCGCTTGCCGCCGAAGTTCGGGACGTTGATCTCGTCGGTGTCGACCGTGTTGGCGGTGAACGCCACAGTGACGATCCCCTCCGAGACGGCCTGGTTGTACTCGCCGGCGACGATGCGGCCGCAGTTGTCGAGGCGCGTGACGCGCGTCGACCGGCCGCGAACCGGCGTCAGAGTGCGAGAGGTACGGGGCATGGCTCAGTCCTCCTTCGGGACGTCGTCGCCGGCGGGCTCGCCGGACTCATCGGTGAGCGCCGGTGCGGCGTCGAGCACCGCCTGCATCTGCTCGACCTTCTCGGCCTTGGTGCCTTCGAGGGTCAGGCCCGGGAAGTGCTCGGCGCCGAACGCGTCGATGTCTGCCACGGTCGCCTTGTCGGGGTCGGGCAGTTCCGGGATCGCGGTGGCTTCGAGGTGGATGGGCTCGCCATCCGCGCTCTCGCTCACGATCTCATCGGCCTCCTCCGACTCGACGACGGAGTCGCCCAGCGGGATCAGGAAGCCGCCGAGGGCGGTGCTGGTGAGGACGGCGCTGGCGTCCAGCCCGCGCTCCTCTGCGAGTGCGAGCGCCTTAGCGGCGTTCTCACGTCCGCGTCCCGAGAGCAGTTCGTAGCCCTCGGGGATCTCGACCTTGGGGGTCATCTCTCTGTCCTCTCGTTACGGGGTCGTGTCGACGTCGACCGCATAGCGGAAGTCGCAGTCCACACCGATGGCGTAGACGCGCTCCGCGATGGCGGCGCCGAGGTTCTCGTGGAGCAGCATGGCCGCCGCGCGCACCTCGGAAGAGGCGTACACGGCGAGCCCGCCGATGGCGATGATGCGGGTGTTCTGGTCGTCGACCGCGGATCCGGTTGCCAGTACCCAGTTCCCGTTCGCGGTGACGAGGCGGCCGTCCTCGCGCTCCAGCACGCCCTCGGCGTATGCCAGGTCGGCGGCGACGCGCGACATCAGGATGATCGGGGCGCCGACGTAGTTCACGTCTGCGTGGTCTTCGACCTTGCCGATGGCCTCGGCGTACGTGGCACCCGTACCAGGCGTGGGGGCGGCGGCCGCCCAGTTCCACAGCACGGACTCGATCGACCGGTCCTCGCCCTGATCGAGCAGGGTCCGCGCCTGGTCGAGGTAGGACTCCTCGTCGTCGCCACCGAGGTAGCACTCGACGCCGGCGTATCGCGCGAACGGATCACCGATGGTCGTGAACTGCGAGATGCCGTCGAACGTCTTCGGGGCGTCCCCGATGACGTCGTCGTAGCAGCCTGCGCGCGTCGTCTTCGGAAGACCGCAGCCCGAGCTTTCCCAGGCCAGCCCCCCGGCCTGGTTGACGACCGCGAGCCGGTCGACGGGAATGAAGGCGCCGCCCTCGATGACCGTCTTGATGCCGCCCTGGCGGGGACGCCGGGTCGGTGCCTGTACCTGCAGGGCCATAACCCACTCCTCTCAGGTTGGTGCCGGGGTGCCCCAGGTTGGGGCACCCCGGCTAGACGGTTACGCGGCGGCCGGTGCGCCGATCGACGGGTAGCCCGAAGCACCGAGGTACTTGAGGCCGACCGTGACCTTGACGCCGAAGCCGCGGGTGTTCGCGACCGCGATGCCCTCCTCCATGAAGGCCGCCGTGTACTCGTTCTGCGTGAGCAGATCGTGGTCATACACCGCGGTGAGGTTCACGACGTCGTGCGAGAGGCGCGTGAACGCGCCCGCCGGCCACATCGCGAACTCGGCCTGCGCCGGGTACTCGGTCCAGTTGTTCGTGCCGCCGACCGTGCTGGTCGCGCCGGAGTTGAGCATCTGGTAGTCGTACACGTACTGGAACCGGATGCCACGGATGGCGAACCAGTTGTCGATGTCGGCGTCCGTGATGTTGAACGGGTCGGTCAGGCCCAGGCGGCGCGACAGGTCGTTGCGGAAGACCGAGCGGAACCAGTAGGGGGCGAGGCCCTCCATGGTCGCGTTCGGGTCCATGGCCAGCGCCTGGCGGATCCGGTTCGCCTGCAGTTCGGCCGCCGCGAGGGCGTCCGCCAGCGGCGAGTTGTTGGTGCCGATCTCGACCCAGTTCACCGAGTTGGTGATGAGGGCGAGGATGCGCGTGATGGTCGATGCGCTCTTGCGGCGCTGGTGGCCGAGGTTGAGCAGCGACAGCACGCGCGACACCAGCTCGGGGTACGCGGCCTCGGTCAGCAGCGGCGCCGTGGCGCAGAAGCCGACCGCATCCAGGCGCACTTCCTGGAAGGGCGGGCACTCCAGGGCGTAGCACGGCTTCACCGCGCCGGCCTCGACCTGCGTCTCCGTCAGGATGAACCCGGCGTCGGCGTCGGCGAAGATGGTCATGAAGTCGGGGCCCTTGGTGAACTGGATGCCACCACGGCGAGCGGTCACCTCGGGGACGTCGATCAGGCCAGCGGCCGTCTCGTAGCCCGAGAGGGTGTAGTCGATCTCCGAGGGGGCGCACCAGCCGCCGGCCGCGATGAGCGACTGGCCCAGGTTCGACTCCTTGCCCGCGCTGTAGATGATGTCCATCTGCTGCTCGAGCGACATCTCCTTGTTGACCTCGTAGTCGCGGGCCTCCCGCTTGAACGTGGCCACGCCGAACTTCTGGGCGCGGGGCGACATCTGGTAGACGCCGGCCTTCATGTCGGACGGGTTCGAGCCGTTGAACGACCCGACGCGGGCGAGGAATGCCTCGGCCAGCTGCTCGCGCGACGTGATGGCCGAGCCCGAGTCGATCCCGGGGACGTTCGCCGAGGCGGTGATCGAGAACGGGCTCTTGGGCTCGACGTCCTTCTTGATGATGACCTCCGGAGCCTTGCGCGACGCGGCGCGCGCGACAGGGCGCTTGGTGCCGGATGCCACGACGACCTCGGGCTCGGCCTCGACTTCGGCTTCGACCACGGCGGCGGGCTCCTCGGCGGGCGCGGCGTCGACGTCGGCGACGGATCCGGCGCGCTCCTGCAGCGCCGCGATGCGGTCTGCGCGGGAGGTCGCGGCCTCGTCGATCTCGCTGACGCGGGCGTCGATCCCGTCCACGTGGGACAGGACGGCCTCGAGGGTGTCGAGTTCCTCGTCCGACGCCTCGGCGCCGAGCGCGTTGAGGCGGTCGATCTCCGAGCGGGCGCGGACGCGGGCTTCGAGAAGGGCGTCGCGGTCGAGGTCGGCGATGTCCGGCACCTCGAACTTGGGGGCTTCGTCAGCCATGATGTTGCTCCTTGGTAGCAGGGTGGGCGGGGTCGGAAAGACTGAACTGAATCCGTGAACGGATGAGTCTCCGGCGGCCTACGGCTACCAGTGGTACAACTTCTGAGCAGATCGTCGCACACGGACCGAGCAGAATGCAACACGCGCGCGCGACACGCCGTGCGCTAGGCTGACCCTGCCGGCCTCGGGAACCTCCGGGGCGAGGAACCCCGCCCGGGCCGGCTCCATGCCCCGTGGCGCAATGGCAGCGCGGCGTCCTGTTAAGACGAGGGTTCCAGGTTCGAGTCCTGGCGAGGCAGCAAGGTCGGTCGCCAGATGGGATCGCAGCCTTCTCCGCACGTTCATCGACATGCCGAGGAGGCATCATGTCCAACCAGGTCCGCGCCCGCTTCTGGGTCCAGACGATCACGAAGCAGGCCGTCTCGAAGGGCAACGTCGCGACGCACGTCGGCCTCGCGCCTGTCGTCCGCGGCACCGGCCAGCCCGGCTACGACCCCGAGGCGAACACCGACTGGTCGAAGTACACGCCGTCGGGCGAGATCCGCCTCACCATCACGAACGAGGCCGCGGCCGCGGAGTTCGAGGCCAATCTCGGCCGCGATGTCGCGATCACGTTCGACTTCGTCGACCAGCCGGAGTAGGGTGGCAGGCTCACGCACAGGTCGCCCCCGGCCGCCACGAAGCCCCCGGCTCTTTCTGCTCTCCGGGGGCTTCGTGGTTCTCGACAGTGGTCAGGCCGGACGAACCCGCGTCCCGGGCTGCTTGGATGCCGCCATGCGGGCATCCGTTTCCGTCGAGTAAACCTGGATCACCCGACCGTCGGTGCCGACGTGCTGGTAGGTCTGGCTGCCAGCGGACTTCTTGCTCCCGCCGCATCCGCATGAGCGTGGCATCAGTGGATCCTCTCGATTCGGGCCTGGGCATCCGCCAGGCGCAGGCTTCTGGTCCGTGCATGCAGGGCCTCCACGCGCTGCTCGCGACGGAACTGCGCGCGGACCTGCTCGGCGACGCGGGCGACGAACTGTTCGTGCGTCTCGCCGCCGTGCTCGATCTCCGGCTCGACGATGCCGAGGCCCAGCGCCGACATCTGCAGGTCGCCGTGGCCCTCCCACGCTTCGCCGGCGGATGCCGCGAGCGAGTAGCCCGGCGTGTTCACCGACACCGCGGCCACGAGGTCGAGGCCGTAGCGCGGGAAGCGCCGCCAGTCGCCGGAGAGTGCGCCGATCGCGCGGATGTCGTCGATGACGTCGTCCGCGACCCCGGCGCGCAGCACGCCCGAGTACCAGATGCCGTGCGCGTCCTCGCCGACGTTGACGAACGCGAACACGGCATCGGTCTGG